AGCAATTGAATTGAAAACTCTTGGTAATCTATATTTGAATGGTAATGTAAGCTTAGCATCTACAAATGAATCTGGAGGAGTAAAATCTATTAGAGATTGGAACGGTTCAACAGGAACAAATGGAAGTTTCTTAACTCCTAATGCATCTGGTAATGGTCTTGTTTGGCAATCTGGAGGTGGTGGTGGAGGTACTGGACCTACTGGATACACTGGTTATACTGGATATACAGGATACACAGGCCGTACTGGATATACTGGATACACTGGATACACTGGTTATACTGGACCTGTTGGAGATACTGGAGCAGATGGTCCTCCTACTACGTTCTCTGTAAATCCTGGGTCTATTTTATGTTCTACCGATGGAACTACAGTATCAGGAAATTCTAGGTTATCACTTACGAATGATGGTAAGTTAAGTCTCACTACCAGTATTATTCCTGATGTAGGTAATGTGTATGACTTAGGTGCTACTGGATTTTCATTCAGGTCAATATATCTAAATGGCGCAACTATCTATTTAGGTAAAGGGTCAATCTCTGCTGATGCAGATGGTAATGTAACGGTGACAAATAGATTTGGCCAATCGGTTACAATTGCAAGTGGAGCTACTGGACCTATTGGACCTACTGGTCCTATTGGAGCTACTGGAGATAATTCTGGGTTTACTGGATTTACTGGATATACTGGAGATAATTCTGGGTTTACTGGATATTCTGGACCTACTGGATTTACTGGAGATACTGGAGAGACTGGTTCCACTGGTTCCACTGGTCCCAGAGGAAATGGAGGAATTATAGGGCCTACTGGTTATACTGGTCCTAGATCTGCAGTTTATTTTGATCAAGGTGCTCCAACAATACCTGCAGCTTCGGGTGATTTATATTTCGAAACAGCGTTAGGAGATGTATATGCATATTCTGATTTATCAGATGTAACTAGTTTTGGTGCTCAGTATTCAGGTACTAGTGTTTTCGGTCAGCTTGCAATTAGTAATACTGGTGTTCTATACATAGCTACCAATAATAATAATGTTTTAAGTAATTCTAATGGAACATATACACCTTATATTAGTTCCAGCTCTACATATGTCCAGCAATCAGTTTCTGGTATAGTTTATGACAGCAATTCAACCACTGTATATATTTTAGATAGTACTCTTAATAAACTATTTAGAGTAGATTATGGTACTGGGCTAACTGTCATTCAAGATAATGTTAGTTCAAGTGGTTCTAATCTAGGTATGATGGCACTTCATCAGGGGGCCATTTATATACCTGATTCTGGCAATAATACAATTATAAAAGTAGATATATCAGTTACTCCTGCTGTAAAAACAACATATGCTACATTACCATCTGGTTCAGCCCCCTACGCTATTGCGTTTGTTTCTTCAGGTAATTCATACGTAACATGTCCGGGAAATAGTAGAATTTATAGAATATCTACAAGTGGTTCATCCGTAAGTCTATATGCAGGAAGCAGTACAGGATTTGTAAATGGCTCAGCATCTACATCAAGGTTTAGTAACAATATAACTGGTATAACAACTGATTACTATAATGGAATTATATATGTTGCAGATACTGGTAATAAAGTTATTCGTAGAATTGATACTCTTGGTAGGGTTACTACATATGCAGGAAGTGGTATTGCAGGTATAGAAGATGGTACTTCTATTGAAGCAAAATTTAGCGTTCCAACTGGATTAGTACTTGATAATGCTGGTAATCTCTATGTATCCGAGGCTTCTAATAAATCAATTAAAAAAATTTCTTCAAGAAGACTTGATTGGGTTAAAACTGGTAATAATCGAGGCCCTACTGGCCCTACTGGTCCAAATACTGGTTACACGGGGTATACAGGGTATACAGGACCAAATTCTGGATTTACTGGATATACTGGAGATACCGGATACACAGGATACACTGGATACACAGGCCGTACTGGATTTACTGGATTTACTGGGTTTACTGGGTATACAGGACCAAATTCTGGATTTACAGGAGCTACTGGAGAAACTGGAAATACCGGATACACAGGACAAACTGGGTATACTGGTCCCACTAACACAGCAATCTGTGCCAGCGCTTATTCAACTGCTAGCCAGACATTAGCAGCAAATACATCCGAAAATTTACAGCATGATGTTGCCGATTTTGCGTATGGTATAACGGTAACTACAGGAGCAAATGGATATTTTCAAGTACCGAGCGCAGGGGTATATAAGATTATCCCATCTTTGCAAGTTACCGCAACTGGTAATGGAAATATTCATGTATGGATAAAGGTAAACGGAACAAATGTCGCTAATACAACAACATACATGACATTTAAAAATGGAGATAAACACATATTTACAACTGAAATTTTATTACAACTAAATGCAGATGACCAAGTACAATTATGGGTACAGTCTTCTGTATCTGGGGGTGTTGTTGAATATATTGCAGCTGGAGGTACGTCACCAAACAACTACCCTGCTGCGCCCGGAATCATAACTAACATGTATAAACTTCGTTAATTTAAATCTGCTACAATCTCACTTCACGTTTTTATAATATGTAGCAAATTCAGTTTTAATAATTTTGGTATTCAAAAGTGCTTTATTAGAAGCTTCAACGCCTAACCATCCACTTTGCATTGCATCATATCTTGCCAAGTTGTTATCCGATTGTACATCTAAAAATCCGGTAACACCTTTTTCTGTACTTGTATTTGAACTTAAAGGTATTGTGCATTTTCCTAACGCTGTAATAAATCCACTCCAATGATTTTTTAAGTCGCTCATTTATAGTCAGGATTCCAAGAATTTTCTCCAGAAAGAAACCCTTGAAGAAACCAATCTACATTATCTGCTTTGGCATATACAGCATGTCCGAAATCTATTATATAAATCTTACCATCTTTTTCAATGAAATTGTAAGGTGTAACATCAATATATTCAATACCTTCGACTTCATAAAGAAATTTTAGAATTCTCCTTATCTCTTTCCAAATCCATTTTGGGATGTCTTTAGGTTTATCACCATACTTATCTGCTAGGCACATCATTTCAAGATCGTCCATAAATATAGCGCATACATTATCACCATACTCAACACGATGAATCTTTGGAGAGAATCCGTATGATGAAGCAATGCGTTGAAATTCAACTTCAAGGTGAACTTTGTTTGCTAAAACTTCTTTCTTGAACATGTTTGAATACGTTTAGACTTGTAACAATAAAATCCGTTTTATATAAATGGTCGTGTTGCTTGGTTCTGCTAAGGAAGCCGATAAACATTTGAAAGATAATGGTCCTACTATGATCGTGTATTTTGCTGAATGGTGTGGTCATTGTACGAGAATGAAGCCGGTATGGAAAGAGTTATCTACAAAACTTCAAGGTAAGGCAAAGGTATATATGATTGAATCTGAGAATTATCCAAAAATTACGTCTTTTCCAACAGCAGTTATTGTTAAGAAAGGACGTGTTGTAGAAACACTTAATGGAGGAGGACAAACAGTTGAAGAATTAACCAAGAAACTTCTTACTACTGGAGGGAACAGGACCAGACGATTTCTTAGCCTTGGAGGGAATAGGACCAGAAGGGGTCGTTCCAACAGGCTTGTCCGTAGAACTAGGAAGACTCATTGATTCTCTGTCAACTACATAATCTTCACTTGAACGTTTTGCATTACGAGATGGAAAAGCAGATGAATAATCAGGTTCATCAAGTCCTTTAGCTAGCCATTTCTTGAATCCATCTAAGTCGTTAGGAACTTTAGCAGATTGCATTGTATGAAATGTTCGCATCGCTTGAGTTTGACCGAACAAATCAGATGTATCCATGTGAATATCGGAAGTAGTCTGGAAAGCCTTGTATATTTGCTGTTTTACATCACGACGACCAATGGGTGCAGCATCTGGCCTGTCAGGATCATCTTGAATCTCGGTTAACAAAACATTCATGAAAGGATTTTCATTAGAAGGCATCGTCAATTCTTCAGTTTTAGTTTTTTCTTCAAAGAACGTCTCAATAGTCTTACCGTTAGGAAATAGATTATAAAGAAGAATAGTGGTTACCATTACAGCAGGAATAGCCATTACGTATCCGCCAATTCCAGTAGCAAAATATAGAATTAGAGAAAAGTAAGTGGAAAATCTGACTACTGAATTTAAAGCTTCTGCAGTAGTCATTTGTTTCGTTGGAACAAATCTGCTCCAAGAATCAGAATCAAATAATACTGATGGAGTTTTGAACCAAATCTGTTCGGGCATATTACATCTTACTTTGAGTTTTTCTCATGAAGTTTCCTTTGAAGCCGAGCAATCATTCTTTGTCTACGAGCTTCCGGAGAGTTACCAGTTAAGACAGCAGAAGGAACATCAGCTTTACGACCACCCAATGCATCATTAAAGATGTTCCCAAATAAACCCATAATCTTTGCTTTAATTGCTTCAACTTCTGTCATAATTACTTTTTGGTCGATTTCACCTTTACGAACTTTATCCTTGATAATACTTTGAATCTTAGTGATAACTCCTTTAATCTTGGGATTCTCCGGATCCTTTAGTAATTCAATCAATTCTGCAGGATTATCAAAGTTCAATTCTAGATCACCAATATCAACCGTCTTCATAAAATTAGTAAAAATCTTAACTAGACGTGAATTCATAATAAAATCTAGAATCTCCTGAAAACGTCCTTCAGACTTCTCATCATTCAAGATAGAAGTTACAGCGTCATTTTCTTGTCCGCTAGCATTCCATACATTCTTGATAATTTCAGAAATCTTACCTACTTTCTTACGAATATCTCCGTGCATAAATGAAGCAATCATACATGGTACCAAATTCTTCCACACAGCTTCACGATTGTCAACCTTTGAAATGTTACGACCAAATACGAGACGTTCTTCATCAAAAAACGTTTCGTCTTTCTGTATAATTTTTACAATTTGGGGAAGGAAAGACTCAAACTCTGCAACAACTTCACTGATCTTTACCTCGGCTTCTTCATCTGGAAAAACATCTTTACGAAATTGTCCAAATATTTCTACAACATCCATTTACTTATTTACAAATGTATCTGTTTAAGCACGATTACCGCCACGAGACCCCATCAATTGTTTATTGTCTTCAGTCAAACATACACATCCAGTATCAGTATTAAAAGCAGAAGGACAGCAACTAGAGTCGATTTTATTACCTACTAAAAACATGAGCTTATTAGATTCATCCGACTGAGAAGGAAGAGGAGAAGCACCAACAGGGGCTGAAGAGGGTTCATTTTTCATAAAACCAGATACTCCACCGTCCTGAGAAACTCCATCATAAGGTCCAATACCACCATCAATAGGCATACCAAGTTGTTTCTGCATGAAGTTCTCCTTTACGGAGGGGACGGGGGAAGAACGCATATTAAAATGAACGAATAAACCAGCAAGAACGGCTGCAAGGAAAAAAGCAACTACCAATGTTGTTTTCTGCATCTTTATCAATTATAGTATGTTTTTTTAGAAACCAGCGGCTCCAATTAGGGATGCCATAACAATAGCGAATACTAATAAAACTGGATTAAACAGTGCAAGGATAATAGATATAGCCAATAATGCGAACACGAATCCTTTAATAACTGAAATAATAGCAAAAATAAATGATACTATAAAGTCTATTCCAGTCTTAGCAAGAAAAGCTGAGATATACCCTTGTCCTACAAATCTTCCTAGGATATCTTTGATTTTGGCAAGAATAAATGTAAATGAAGATAAAGAGTTAACAATCTTACCAAATGTTTGAGTAGCGAAAGATAACATAAATTTTCTGATTCCAACAATCACTTCACGAAATCCTCCTAGTGATTCTGTAAGAGCCAAAAAACTCGAACCCAATTGTTTGAAAGAAGCCATAACTCCATCAATAATGATTGAGAAGATACTCTGACCCATCATATTCAAACAATGTTGAAAGTTCTCTTGTGTACCTACCTTATCATCTATCATTCCTGCAAAAGGTAAATAAATTGGATTACAACGATATTCAGACCAATGGCTTTTGATTTCATCTAAGGTTTCACTTGCATGGATGACACCCATAACAAAAAATACTAGAATCGGCAATCCAAAAAATAACCACATGTCACACTACTTACAACCGAGAAAACACTTGGTAAATTGGACCGTTCACAACAGATTGGCTTGTTTCCATACCAGTATAAAAGATTAACATAAATGACATCATAACACCTACAATACGACTCATCAATGTTCTCATACGAATAATAATATATTGGATTGAACTCATAGTATTTTGAATTTTTCCAAATACAGACCCGACAATACCCAAGAAACCACGACGAACATCAGACATCATACCACGCATATCTTGTAAAGTTCCTCCTACTGCTCCAATCGTTTTATTAACAACATCAAACTCTGCCATAATAGGGTCCATCATAAATCCTGCATAATCATGAAACCCTTTCATAGTACAATTCGTAAATGTTGTAAACGCACTATCGTTACTCACATAAGATGAAATAGGCATATAGATTGGATTACATCTATATTCTACCCAGTTCTTCTTGACGTGATCTACTTGGGTAATAGCAAACCCATATAACGAAGCTATTAAAGCAATTAATGTAGCCACACCAAATATGACTAATTCCATTATCTTAACTAAAACGGATTTATTAGAACCAAAAAACACTAAGGCAACTATGGACTATCATTCAATGTCATTAGCTGAACTAAAGCAAGTTGCCAAGAACCATACACCAAAGATTAAGCAATACTATATCAGACCAAGACTAGAGCTTATAAAATTGTTGACTATGAAGAGCTTTCCTGAAGAGATGCTTCTGGAAAAGAAAACGATAGCTGAACTTCGTAAGGAAGCTCAAGACCGAAAGCTTCCTAACATTTGGAAATTGAGACGAGCCGAGCTATTGGAACTGTTACATCCTAGCTCTCAGCAGGATAATAAGAATAATAACGATAGACAAAAACATGATAACCCACAGGAGCGTGAAGGCGAGGAGGTAGGGATAAATATAGTGAAAGACACGACTTAAAATAGGTCGAAGTATATTTTGTTCAAAATAAACTTGAAATTCAGGAGAAGAAAAAATTGATAGAATATCTATCGGTGATTTTTTCATCTTCTTTTTTGTCTTCGTTTGGATATAAACATAACGATGAAGCAATCGCATACCACTCGTTTAGCTGTTGCCCTCGGTGCCGTTCTGCTTGTAGCATATTTAGTCACAACTTACTCGTCCTCAAAGGGTGCAATTGTTGATGGTATGGAACAACTAAAAGATAGTTTGGGAGCAGTAGGTCCCTTGGCTGATGGACCTCCTATGTTTGCGTCTGCATCTTCTATGGGTGGTAACGTTCTACCTACTGAATCTCTACAGGATCGCAAGGGTAATATGAAGTCCACCTATTCTGAATCTCACTTGTCCAGTGAAGAGCTTTTACCTAAGGGAGGTCTAGGTGCTGATTGGGCTGCCGTGAATCCTGCGTCTATGGGTGACTTGAAGGGTCAGAATTTCCTAGATGCCGGTTACCATACTAATACGGCAATTGGTGGAGTGTCTCAGACGAACAGAAACGCTTCATGGGATGTTCGCTCTGAAGTACCTAATCCTCAAGTGAAATTGGGTCCTTTTCTAAATTCTACTATTGAAGCCAACCCCTTTAAGCGTGGTCTCAGTACTTGTGAATAAACCTTATAGAGTAATAAGATGATTCCAGCTGCAATTTTAGGGACAGGAGTAACTCTTGCGTTACTTTACGGCTCAGGACCTAGGAATAACACTGAAACGAAAGCTAGTGACGGAAATACCTATATGGTCCAAGACCTGCCAGATAAACAGGAAGCAGCCGAAAGACTATCAAAGGTTCGTCATAATTTAGAAAAGCTCATTCAATCTTACAAAGATGACCCAGCTTCAATGGCCGACCCTCGTGTAAATGTTTTAGCGTCAAGATTCAACCCTAATAATTTTATTGAAAATGATATTACCGCAGATACAACATCTTATTCTGAAAATAAAGGTGAAAAGATTGTAGTTTGTTTACGCGATAAAACACCGCCTTACAAATTTGTAGATGAAAATACTGTAATGTTTGTTTTATTACACGAAATGGCGCATTTAATGAGTACTACGATTGGTCATACTCCTGAATTCTGGGCTAACTTTAAAAGAGTACTCCATGATAGTGTAAAGTGTGGGATTTATACAGCTGTCAATTATTCTCGTCAACCCACAAGTTATTGCGGTATGACTATCACTGATTCTCCGATCTAATGAATAAGATGTTGAAGGGAGAAATTGTTGACCTACCTTCAAAGAATAAATACAACGTATCATTCTTTGACGATGATTCAATTGAAACTGTACGATTTAAAATAGCAAAAGCAATAGATAGTCATCCTGACCGACTATTTATTTTGATTGGTATCAAATTACCAGGAGATTATTATACACAAGATCCTCGCAGATGGGAAAAGTTATACGAACGTCTTTCTTATAACGGTGAACCAATTAAACAAGATATATTTAGTGAGTATCAACTTTCTTATCGTAGTCCTTCAACTTCTATACCATTTTATGCGTATGACAAGGTCGAATGGATGAATAAACCTGAGGAATTAAGACCTCTTTACGAAAGTGCTGAATTCATTGAGTATCGTGTATTTGGTGTTGAAGAATTGAATTCATTTATTCTACCGATATCTGCTATGTCTCCTTTAGTATCTAAGATTGCATCAGCAAAACTTCCTATTCCTGAAAATTCTAAATTATTTAGTTCTCTATATTCGGGATTTGAACGATTTCAAGTTTTCGAATATAATTACAATTTGGAAAATACTGCTCCCGTATATTTTCCTTTACTTCGTTCAAATACTCCTGCAAAATTAACCGAAGAAACTTTAAGATTAATTGATAAGAATTCTAATCTTTTAAAAGATTTATTAAATCTTGAAACTCCTAAACCTGAAGAAATAACAATTATCCGAACTCGTTTTTATGTACCTTGGGTAGATACAGATTTTGGTTCAGCTGTAAGAACTAGATTCGAACAAATCTTTTACGGTCTTACAGTTTCCAAGGATACACCTTACATAGGATTATTCACTTCAAAAGACCAAGTAAGTCGTCATAAGTTCTTTACTGAAGATTCAAAGCAAAAAAAGCCGTATCTAGATATGACTCATTGGAATGCTTGGTGGTCTATTAAACCCGCTCGTAGTATTCCTACTTTGATTCTATTTCGTGGTAAATCTAAACATCATTTTGATCGGATTGCGATTACAGCTGGAGATATGGTTATTTCGACTCATCGACCTGAAAAGAATACAGAAACAATCGAACAGTTAAGGAGACAAGTATATGATTGGTTAGGAACTCTTGATTCGGTTATTCCTTTTGTTTCCGAAAATGATATTGCTTTAGAACGATGGGAATTACAAGACATGGCATTTGTAGCAAAATATTCTGAAAAAATTGAAGATTTCGATTTGTTAAGATTTAATTGCATTAGTAGCATTTTTGATATGTCCGATAAAACTAAATCTCAATTTAGTTTATTAAGAACTGATCATTCAAATGGAGGGTTATCTGCTATTGAAGTGAAAGTTTTACAAATGATCAAAGATAATGCAACTCCACAAAATATATCAGAAGAGTTATCAGTTTCTTTACAAACAGCAAAAGATTTAGTACAACAAGTCAGAACAAGAGTTGAAGATGACCCTCGTCTTTCTGAAAGAGCTTTTAGAGGTTATCCAACTTTAAAATTAGGCCCTGATTTTGTTATCGTAACATCTGTATCAAATCTTGAGAAATCCTTAGAGTATTCGAATCTTTTAAGATTTGTTTTGTCAAATGCTAAATCTTCAGAGTTAGATAAAGTTTGTCCTAAACGTAGTGAAGCTGTATCTGCTGAGTCTGCCGTTATACCTACAGTTGAAGTTGATGCTGCCTTAGAAGATGAATATGCAGATTTATTCGGTCATCTTGAAGAAGAAGAAGAAAGTGTTGCTGAAACTGTAGAAACTGCTGTTGAACAAAGTCGTATTTCTACAATTCAAAAACAAGGAACAACCTATCGGTATTTTCTAGATAGATTACAGAAATTTGATCCGGATACATTTGATACTGTAAATTCTAAATACCCTAAAAAGTGTAACAAGAATCAACAACCAATTATCTTGAATGATACAGAAATTAAGAAATTATCAGGTACACCTTATGATATTAAGAAGAAACCTGAAGAACAATTATTAGAACTTGAAAATCCTGATGGAACAGCTATTTGTCCTGAGTATTGGTGTATGAAAGACCAAATTCCATTAGATGCAGGACAGCTTTTAAAAGATGATGGTGAAATTAGATGCCCTGTATGTCGTGGACAATTACAAACGAATACGAATGACAATCCTCGGGATTTTCCTCTCATAAAGCGAGATACAAATTTTATATATCCCGGATTCACAGATTATAAATCTCCTAAAAATAGTCGTCAAATGCCATGTTGTTTTAAACGACCGAAATCTAAAAAGAATGACAACGCTTTTGAAGATAAGTATTATGTTCTTGGTGAAAACAAGACAGCAGATGAAGAACGTATTGCTTTCTTACCTATATCTATAATTGAATCTTTGCATATCAAAGAAACATACGAATCTTTTAAAGACGGGAAAACACGTAGATTAATGAGTCCAAATAAAGGATATTTTCGAGTAGGTCTTGGAAGAGCTTCTAAGAACTTACGGAAATTTTTAGGTATTAAACCTACCATCCCATCTCCACGCGATTCAGTTGAAACTGTATTAAAATGTTCATTTCTTCATACATGGTCTAAATTTGGAACGACTCATTTGGAAGAAATTAATCAAAAATTAACATCCTATGATGATTTAGTTCGTGAAAATTTAGCTAAACTTATTTCAGGAATTGATGAAGCTTTTCATAATAAAGAATTAACTAATATTCAAGATTTAGAATATTCTGCATTAGTTCTACAATGTGATGTATTTCGTATTCATATTGAAAACAATACTCTTGGCTGTCTATTTTATGCTCCAATGGTAAGACCAAGAAGTCGTGGTGTAATTGTTCTTCAAAATGAAGATGAAGTTGATATTTTAGGTTATACTGAACGTAAAGCAAGAGGGTTTGAATTTCTTGCGAACATATACGAAAAACCATTCGAAAAGGAGACTTATATTGAACTTGAAAAATTACGTAATACTTCTTGTAAATCTAAAATTCCTTCTTATACAGATGCCCTAAACGTCATGCAACAACTATTACCTTTAATTGAAGCAGATGATTATTCTGTTATTTTAGACCCATTTGGACGTGGACAAGCAATGTATGTTCCCTCAAAGGTAATTATACCATTTCAATCTATACCTTTACCTAATATTACTCAAACCAAAATTAATGGTTATTCTCATATTGAAAATTTACCATTTTATACTGAAATGAGGAAATGGTTAGAAACTGCATCAAAAATAAATGCAGGTTATGCTTTCAAGGAAAATTTATTCAATGGAACTCAAAAAGTTGAAATCCTTCTAGAATCTGGATTAAGAATCCCTGTAAAACCTGAAGAATCCGATTATCATGAAACTGGTGAAGTATTTGAAACTCTTGCAGAAATTGGAGAATCTAAATTAGTCTTTGGACCTGATTCAGCTGAACTTCGTGAAACACAAACTGGTATATCTTATTCTGCAGAAGTATATGAATTCTTGTTGTTTCAGCTAACTAATGATTTAAACGATTATCAAGAACTTGCAAATTCTTTACGACAAGTTTCTCCTAAAATAACTCAAGTTCGTCCATTATTAGAATCATGGTTTCATGAAACTGTAATGTTTAATGATATTGGAGAACCTCGCAAATTTCTATCAAAAATTCGTAAACCTTGTGACGAGTCTTGTGATGGAGAATTATGTGGATGGGATGGAAAAGTATGTAAGGTACAAATTAATTCAGCTTTGAATAAAGACAAATTATTTCATAGATTATTAACAACTCTTGTAGATAATTCAAAAATTCGTTCTATGGTTTTAGATGGGCGAACGACACCCTTTTTTAGTACAATTTTATATTTGGAATTACCACATGAATTAATTTTAACTGATAATGAGCTTTAAAGCTCTTCTATATCGATCTCCTGTTCGTCTGTGAACTCAAACCCTCCACTAGGATCAGGTTGTTTATCGGAGACAAGTAAGGCTTTGTCTGTGTTATCAATAGCAAGAATACGTGGGTCTAGTTGAACTGTTCTCCTCACATCATCTATATCATCTTGCGACAAGACACCCATGATCTCGAATTCTGCTGAGCCACTTAATCCAGACTTTACAATCATAACTATTGAACCTAAGTCAATCCAAACATTTTTCCTTGATTTACCACGAAAACTACCTCTAATAACTGCCTGAACGATCTTAGGGTATTTTCCGTCCATATAGAACACTTCCATACGTCCATTACCCATCTTCCCAATGACTCGTGAAATAAAAGCGTTTTCTACTTCTCCTTCAACTGCCATATCTTCCATAAAAGCCTTGATGAAGTTATTATTTTTCCTTGTGACATTTGATACACGTTTCGATGCTTTTGCACCTGAATTTTTTTGAGGAGCTGGCATTTGTAACTTTAAGAGATTACAAGCTACAACTTAACAAATCCGTTTTCAGTATACTATTAATAACATAGCAGTATACTGAATTTGTAATTTTTATTGTTTAATAACGTCCTCCTCTACGTCCTCCTTGGAAAATGGGAGCAGGTACTACAGGAGCAGTTACTCCTGCATATCCATAATAAGCAAGTGCAACTCCGATTGCTAAAGAGATGCCGTTCATGACATATCCAGCTGTATTTCTATTCATCACCATGTTATACACAGATGATGCAACTAAATAAACTCCAGCCAATAAAGCTAGATAGTGATACCACATTTGTATTTATGGAAATACTTTATGCAGTCACGGCGGGCTTCACGAAGTGAACCTTGAGGAAGCTCTGGAGATTTAGGTAGGTCACCTCCTGTCCATCCTTCACGCGTAGAAGCTTTCCTAGCTTGGCATCAGGAAGAATGCGACGCTTGAAAGAGGGGTCGAAGCAGTTGTGACTCTTCACGTAGGTTGCCACAAACTTGGTCACATCAGTCTGAGACTTCTGAGACTTGGCAGGTAGACCCATGAAAGATGCTAGCTCATCAGTAATGGGACGAAGCTTTAGGAAAGCGTTGTTCGCGCGACGGGCCTCCCAACTGGCCTTCTCCTCAGGAGTCATCTCAGAAGGATCCTTGCGACGACGCTTCTTGGAATCGCGAGCATCACGCTTGATGGCCTTCACAGCCTCCTGTGCATCGTGAACTGCAGCGCGGACACGAGAAGATAGCTCACTGGATAGAGCCTTTAGAGTATCCTGGAGAGCAGCCAAAAGTTCAGGAGCAGTGCGAGTCTCCACAGCTGCAGGTGCTGCGGTCTCAGTAGGAGTAGGGGCCACAACGGGCACAGTTACCTCAGCCTTGGCAGCGGCCTTACGGGGGGCCTTCACAGGAGCAGGGGTAGTAGCGGGAGCGACCTCTACGGTCTTCTTGGTGGTCTTCTTATCGGCAGGCATGGTGTTTACATTAACAGATGACTTTGAGGCTGGCATTTCTAACGCGGTTGGTATACTACTATGTATCCTTACCTGTTTAAATCACAATCGATGCATAGCACTCATAATTATAAAACACATCGGATATGGTTCTGTTAAATCATTCAAAATTGTAGAAAGTATTTTTGCAGTGAAATATGATAATTCTAAAACAAAAACATTTGCTTCATGTTGTTCTTCTAGACGTTTTAGCCAGAATACATATTTGTTTCTTCTTGACTCAGGACTAGTATGTTCGGCGGCCAAGGCAATCATATCATTGCGAATCATAGTAACAAATACGTATAATTGAGTTCTATTCAAAGACATAAAATACAGAGGTGACATATCGAAGAACCCATTTTCAACAATAATCTGACAAATATACGTCCAAGAAGCTCTTAGAACTTCACCAATCTCTCTTTTTGATTCAGTGTGTTCGTTCAATAATTTCCTGCGTTGTCGCATCATACACACTTTTCGCATACGTTGACGAGTATCTATACTTAATTCTTGACGAGTATAAGGATTTGTTGGAACCATATTAAAAATAGAAGCTTCAACAATGCTACGAATATCAAACCAATATACTTTATCGTTTTCTTTAAAAGAAAAATAATCAAAAGGTGATACTGATTTCTTATCATCCATAGTAACTAGTTCTTCATCGTTATGACATATATTTCGATTCAAGGCACCAGGTCCTGCAAGCTTGAGCCATTTGCGCAAAATGTATCCTCTCCAGAGTTTTTGAATTGGTATAATTTTAGAATCTAATTGATTAACATCTTTCCATATTCGAGGGTATTTCATAATCGCATGCCTACCGCAAAATCTTAGTCCTCTTAGAGGTTTACTTGGACACCTCTCATCTGTGTTTCTATTTTTACAAGATGCACACTTCTTCATTATTAATAAAGTTGGTTTCCTTTCATTGAAAACGGATTTACGTCAATCAAGCTGTAGTAATATCACAAGCAATCAAGAATGAATAATCGCCCAATGACAGCACGCAATATTGACATGAGCAAGGTTACATTTGTATCCGGCCCAGCAAAGGCAGGACGCAATCCTTCAATCAACATGAAGTATGATGGACAGAATCTACAAGTTCTAGTTCCTAGAGCCGGATTTCCAGGTGGAGTAATGGTTCGTCAGGATGAGCAGTCCGGGTCCACGTCTTATACGATGATGGGCTCTATGAAGAACTGCGACCCTTACGCTGTAGAGCGTTGTACCGATGACTCAGAGATGGGCCACTTCTACAACTTCCTTCTTGATTTGGAGACTTTAGTTCTAAAGGCTGCAAACGAGAACAGTGTCAAGTGGTTCGGTAAGAAGCGTTCCGAGGAGGCCATCAAGGATGGTTGGAAGCGTATCATCGGTGTCTCTAACGACAAGGTAGATGGAGAGTACATTCCTAACGGAAAGTATCCTCCTAGCTTCCGAGTGAAGGTTCCTGTTTATGATAACAGGGTATCCACGGAGATTGTAGATGGAGAGCGTAACCCTGTTTACGCTACACCCGAGTCTCTCACTTCTATCTTCCCTAAGGGAGTAGAGTGTAAGATGACTATCAGCGGTAGCATTTACGTTATCGCAGGTGGAGGATTTGGAGTTACTTGGCGTCTTCAGACTGCTCAGGCATTTGCTCGGGCACGTCTGACTGCTGCTGACATATACTCTGCTGAGGATGATGAGGAGGATGTTCCTCCAACTCAACCAGAGGAGTCTCAGCGTCCTTCGACACCTGTAGACCAGCCTGTAACTCAGTCTGAGTCTGCTCCTGCTGCTCCTGCAAGGAAGCGTCGAGCTGCGGTTGCGTCTCAGTAGGTTTATCATAGATAACAAAATCATCATCTAAAAAAAGAATAGAATAATCAGAAAACAAAAAATCAGAAGCTTTAGCGGTGGAACAAATGTTCTCCTGCTTGAGTGATTTTTTTCCGCAATTTTCGCAAGTATATAAAACAGGTTTTTGAATTAACATTTTTGGTGTGACTAATAAATAACCACTTTCTAATGCAAGTTCTGTGACATTTTTAAAATCATTTTCGAGGCAATCCTGGTATGCTTCATTAGCCAACATAGACCATAAAGTTCTAGAAGGTTTCCATCTAGGGTCTTGAAGTAGAGTAGCAAATGGATTTTCATAAAACCAAAGAGCTTTAAAAACTTCCGGTGAATCAGACTCATGCTCTGCTAGACCAACTCTTAAAGAATTATCATCATATAACCAATACACATTTAATCCATGCGAAAGATATTCGGAATCCAACGAACCACGATAAACATCTTTGCCATCATAGGACCATAAATCTACGTCATTATCTAAATCGTGATCTACGATATCAGATGAGACGTTATTATAAACTAATCCTTTCCTTAATGCGGAAAACATTTATGTAGAACATACACTTTATATAACAAGATGCCACGAGCTAGAATAATTGGAAAAGATGGTAAGTTGTATGAGTTACGAAAAACAATTTATAAATGTGGATTATGTATGAACGTAATTGTCACTACAGAATTCAATCAGTATGCATCATGTTCTTGTGGAAATCTTTCTATTGCGGGTGGTACTGACATGTCTAGAACTCTTAAGTTTAAAATTGAATCTTACACGGATATGTCTGAATGGAGTCTAGTTGAAGCTGACCTTGACACTGACATCATGTCTTGTGAGTGATTTTGTAGCAGAATGAGAAAGTTCATGACGTTTCTTTCTTGGCATTCCTTCTTCTTTTGTTTCATGTAATCTTGTTTCCATATCTCGATGAACTTCATCACGATGTTTTTCAAGATAGTCTAAAATATCATCAGTAATCGCCCATTCAAAAAAATTGAGTTGTCCGACAGTAGTTTCAATATCTTGGAACTTAATACGCTTCCATCTACAAAAAGGGTCAAACATCTTTTTACTGTAGGCTTTTAGATGTGACTTGTAAGATAGATAAACTATCACGTGTTTTTCCTTTTTGCTGATATAAGCTACGTTGTATTTCTTTGCATAGTTCGTCACGAACCAATCTATCAGACGTAGCGAAAGAGTAGACGTACCTTCTAGGATGGATTTCACTCTTTCTAAATTCTGGGGGTTTGTATAAAATTTCTCGAGACGGTATAGAACCCATTGTTCTTGTGATTGGATTTGTTGCATTGTTAAAATTGATTTCGTTGGCTTAAAACGGAAAATATATTAATATACGCAATCTCAATAAATGCTTCAATCTAAAGTTGAAACTCTTATTCAAAAATACGGACAGGATGACCAACGCACAGCTGCATGGCATCAAAAGCGCGGAGAAATGTTAACTGCTTCGGAAATATATAAAGCCTTGTCAGATGCTTCTCCTGCTTTAAAACATGAGATAGTAATGTCAAAATTAGTTCCAAGACCTAGAACTGAAGGTCCAGGTCCAAGAGCTTTAGTGTGGGGGACAAGATTAGAACCAGTAGCAAAAGAGATTTATTGTTTGTATAATGGTGGAATCCAGATTGTAGACACAACATGTATTCCACACCCAAAAGTTCCATTTCTTGGTGCTTCACCAGATGGTATATTACTTACAAAAGATCCTGAAGATTTTAGATATGGTAAGCTAATTGAAATCAAGTGTCCTATCTCACGAGATTTTGATATGGAAACACCAATCAAACATGAGTATTATCATCAAATGCAACTTCAAATGGAATGTACTGAGCTAGATGAGTGTGAATTTGTAGAGTTCAAGTTCAAGGATGCTAATTATACTGCGTGGATGGATAGTAAGGCGCAATACAAAGGATTCTATGCAGTCTATGAAGATGGAATGAAACTTAAATATCGTGATTTGGCAGATACTAGGGATGTTGCAACATGGCGTCGTGAATTAGAAGAGCCTGATAAGTGGGATATTGTATATTGGACTTTAGAGAAGTGGCAGAGTAAGACAGTAGAGCATGATAAAGAATGGTTATCTAAAAATCTAGAAAGTGTAACATCTGTGTGGGAAACTATTCAAAAACATAGAGAAGAAGGAACTCTACCAGACCATCCAAAAGAGAAGACTATTTTAACGTTGTAATTTATCTACAGATAATGGAAGAAGTAACTATAGTTATAACAGCATGCAATAGACCAGATTTGTTAGAAATAACAATTAACTCTTTTTTGCAATATAATACTTATCCTATCAAGCAATGGATTATATCTGAAGATAGTGGCAATCCAAAAGTCAACGAAAGCCTACAGAAGAAATATCCTGATTTTATGTGGATTACTGGTCGCAGGGGGCAAATAAAATCAATTGACGAAGCCTATTCACATGTTGATACTGAATATGTATTTCATTTAGAAGATGATTGGGAAACTTACAAAGATGGAGCTATTGTTGAATCTGTAAAAATCTTGAAAGAGTTTCCAAAAGTTAGTGCAGTTATGTGCAGAGATCATACACCAAGAGTTTATCACATGTCCGAGAATCCACCTTTATTGAAATGTTGGGGTGGATGGGGATTTTATAGTTTCAATCCAGGATTGAGAAGAATGTCTGACTATAAAACATTGTTTGGAACATTTTCTAGTTTCACAAATTCTGGAGAAGGACTTTCGGATGAAAGAAAACTAAATGACTTTTTTAATGAAAAGGGTTATTGTATGGCCTTAACACCTGATCCAGAAGGGTATATAAAACATATTGGAGATGGGAGACATGTGACAATCACACGAGACCCAACTTTACCAATTAAGATTGGACTATGTATGATTGTAAAAAATGAAGCACATATTATCCATGAATCATTAGGATGTACGCTTCCATTAATTGATACGTATTGTATTGTAGATACAGGTTCGACTGATAACACAATCGAAAAGATAAAACAGTTTTATTCTGACAAAGGAATCGAAGGTGAAGTTCATCAATCTGTATGGAAAGACTTCGGAACGAATAGGTCAGAAGCTTTGAAATTATGTGATGGAAAGATGGATTACATTTTAGTTATTGATGCAGATGACTTGATGAAGTTTCCAGCAAATGCTAGAGAAATACTTAATAACCTTATTAATAGCGCGAATCCTAATGGGTTTCAAATGATAATACGACAAGGAGACCTGAGATATTATAGAGCACAAATTTTCAAGGCAAATGATGATTGGAGATATATGGGAGTTCTACATGAATATCCTACAAATCTCAAGCAATCAGTAATTCATAAACTTCCAGATGAATTTTGGATGGAATCAAGAAGATTAGGTGGAAGGAATGTAGCTGGAAATAAAGCACAAAGAGACGTAGATATATTAACCAAGGGTCTGGAACAAGAACCTGATAATGAACGTTATATGTTTTATTTAGCTCAATCACACCGTGATAATAATAATAATGAAATGGCAATAAAGTACTATAAACAAAGATTTAAGGCTGGAAGATGGCATGAAGAAGCATGGTTTGCTGCATATCAGGTTGGAGAATGTTATAAACGGTTAGGAAATATACTTAAATTTGAATATTGGATGCAAAAGGCTTTTGAGTTTAGACCTTGTAGGGCTGAGCCTTTATATAAATTATTAGAGCATTACAGAGCAACTGCAAACTTTTATAAAGCTTATGAATATTACTTGAAAGGTTCAAGGGTTCCTTATCCAAAAGATGATGTTCTTTTTGTAGAGAGTAATATTTATAATGGATTATTTCAATACGAAGCTTCGATTATAGAATATTATATCAAGAGAGAGAACTGTTTGCGTTCAACTATTAATTTTATGTTGAAATCTCCTATACATCAACAGAACTGTATTTCTAATCTAAAGTTTGCTGTTAAAAAGATAGAAGCAACATCTATTGTAAGTCAAGATTTATTAGGATGTGATACAATAACCCTAGATTATAAAAATCCTTTGATTTCAATTTTTGAAAATGTCTTGAAACCTATAAACTTTAATAATCAATATCTGACTATTGCAAAAATTTCAGATACTTCTAATACTTATCATTTTTTTATTAAGATTTCTGAGAGACCAGTTGAAATATCATTACCATTTTATTTTAATAAACCTGGTAATGAAACTTGCTTTAATTTGTTGAACGTAAATAACACTATTCAATGCTTTGTAAAAATAGATAATGTAGATACTATAGTTTCAATTAATAAAGAAAATATTGAATGGGTTAAACTGGTTGAAAAGAGTTAAACATATTTACTCGAAAAGGCGTTTCAATTCCATGAGCGTTTCCCATCAGTGGATGAGTGGGAACCATATGATTCGTCTTTTGAGAGTATGACGAATAAGAATTATCTTCTGTTAGTTTATCGTTAGTTCTATCTGCAAACTCTGTAGGAACAAAGTTCTCGCGAGTAGATGTTAAATACCAAAGAAAAACTAAAACGGCTACAATTGCAACATATTCTAATCCCTTCATTTATGTAAAACGGAATAAGATTTTCATAACTTATCATTAGTTAAACAATGGAAGAACGTGCATTATCAACTTTGAAAGAAATGTTAGTAGCAAGAGGTATCAAGGCCGAAGAATTTGATACGGTAGGGTCACCATTGGATGATACAAAAATGTATACATTCGGAAACGTTTTAATTATATTCAGTTTGAAGGCTCGTGTTACAGAACGTGAGCTAAATAACTGTATAGAGTTTACTAAAGAAAACGGGTATACAAATGGAAGTATTATAATAAGTCCTGTGAGAGCATCTGACACAGTTTTAGCATCACTAAGGGAATACATAACTAATAAAGAGAATCCTTTAGTTCAATTCTTTGAGATTCGTCATTTACAATTCAATATCTCAAAACATGTTAAAGTTCCAAAGCATCGTATTCTTGCAGAGAAAGAAATTCCAGATGTTCTAAAAGCTACAAATGCTTTGAATCCTAGTATGTTCCGTAAGATAGATTCTCAAGATCCTATGGCTCGTTGGGTAGGTGCAAGACCGGGAGATATTCTTGAGGTTAAAGGAATGTGCGAAACTTCCGTTGAAAATAAACGCTATCTATTTTGTATAGCGGATGTAGTAAATGGATAGTCAGTTTAATACATTGACACAAAGCTTCAGTAATAATTACATTGAGTTTCAAGTTACTGGTGATCCTAAATATGAATCAGCTTATACAAGCTCTATGCAAGGTTTACAGAATATTGTGAATTCTTTAAAAGAGAATGTTGAAGCCCAGAAAAAAAACATAGCAGATTTTTATCGTTCAGGTATAGTTGAGAATATTCAAGAAAATGAAGCTAATAAAAAATTGATGCAACGTGGTATTATTACGCAAAAAGATAACATTGTAGCAAATGATATGCGTGAAAATGCTCCTATACCGGTTGAATCAGTATCTACAAATCAATATATTGCTTTAGGAGTTACAGGTGCTATTTTAATCGGCCTAACACTCCTCTAGATGCTCCAACTAAAGATGTAGACCATGATGCGCTAATGATTAAATACACAATATAAAAACATAGAAGAATAAGCAGAGCGATGTATAAATAATAAGACCAAGTTTGGCTATCTAATTTGTTTAAAGTATTACTTTTAATCAATTTTAAGGTATTCACACGATCATTTGTTTTTTCAATTTCCTGGTATTCTGCTTGGTACTTAATTAGGTCGTCAGTTAATTCATCTAAAGTTTTATAGTCAAAAGAAGTCTTGCCTTTATTTAGGATTGCCAAAATATCTCTAATTTCATCAATTAATTGTTTATTAGCTTGTTTGACTTGTGTAATTAACGCTTCTTGCTTAGAGCCATCTTTTTCTTGAATAGCTCTAGATAATGCAGATGAATATTCCTGTTTCAGAAACTCATACTTTTTCTGAAACGCTGATAACTCTGCTTCTCTTGAATCACGAAACTCTTTCACTTCCATTACTTTTCGTCATGAAAAATAAAAACAGATTTATGTAATATGTCGGATTTCAATTCAACAACAAATACAATTGATAATATAGTGTCGACACAATTATCATCTGTAGTGAAATGGATGAATGTGGCTGGAAATATGGTTAAAGTATCCGAATCTTCTTCTGGGTTTGTGTGGGGATTTAACTCTGCAAATCAACTTTATGTATGTCAGGTGCCATGTACTGGTAATTGGAAAGAGGTTGACTTGAAAGAATATGGGGTTACTGCTATTTTTGATATCACGACTGATTTATCAAATGTTTATGTTTTAATAAAAAACTCTTTAGAACCCCGACTTCTTATTTCTCCTGTATCGCAAGGCTCATGGGTATCAATCCAAGCTCCAAATGTAACCAAAATTTTTTCAACTCATACTTATATTTGGGGACAAGACGGGACTGTAAAATCAAAATGCGCGAAACCTTGTAGCCAAGGTAATTGGATTCGTAGTCCAGATATCAGTGTTGAGATTACTGGCTCTGATGAATCTAGTTTATATGGACTATTAGATGGAGAACCTGTAAGAACAGATGAAAATATAGCAACTGAATGGACCCCTATTGGATTAAGTAAATTTGATAAAGTTGTAACAAAAGGTGAAGATGGTTTATACGCATTTAAAACATCTGGAAATCTAGTTAACTTTGATGGAAAGACGGAAACACCTGTTGAAACAAACGGACAGATTCCTATAAACTTAACACTTGAACCTATATCAAAACATTTATGGTTGACATCTAATGCATCGGGTGATAAGGGAAATGTTTTTAATAGACTCGAAAAACCAGATTATTCGTCTATTCAGAATTTGTTTGTTCCTCTTGATAAACGGAGAAATGATATAGTTGATGACATTGAAAAAGATTATAAACAGCAAACAGATGTTATGACTTTAAATAAACAAGTTAAGGTAGTTGTAGATTTTCTTTCAGATATATTTAAGACTAGTAATAAGACTGCAAAAGATGCAGCAAGTCAAGAAACAGAATTGCAAGACAGAATTAGACAAACACAGTCAACACTAGACCAGATTAATGTGATTGAACCATTATTATTCAAATTTATTTTATTACTTTTATTGATTGTTTTTGTATATATGGTAGGAACTCCAATTATTGGTAGTTATGTTAATTTAGTTTCGGTTCTTGTCTTGATTGGTGGTACAATTTATATAATCTTTAAGTAATGGGAAACTCTCCATCTGCTCCGTCTGCACCATCAGCACCTCCACCACCTCCACCTCCACCTTTACCACCAGTATGTGATCTAAATTGTCAACGACAGAAAGACCTAGCTGTTTTAAAAACTGCATTGGATAACTCCAATAAAACTACAGATCCTGCAGGATATAATAAGGCTCGTGTAGCGTATTATACTTTACTTGAAGGACCTGGTTGGCTAGATAAAGAACGTAAAACTCTTGCTGAGAATGAAGTTCTTCCTATCTTAAATAAATTTAACGGCCAATTTGAATCATTGAAAAAAGAAGAAGAATCAAACAAGATGTTCGTAAATCTTGCTGATTCATTAAGAGCACAAAGTAAAGATGATGATTATGATTCACAATATCTAAAAAGAGTTTTAGAATTGGAGAAGGATAAAGCAGACGTTGAATCAAGAACAAATGAACTTAATTTCAATTCAGGTTCTTACTTACCTTTACTAATTGACGGTCTGATTGCTTTACTATTAATTGGTGTAGCTGTTCTATTAATTATGAAATTCTCTAAAATCAAACAAATGTTAGGTTTTTCAACAAATTTTGAAACCACTTAACAAATGAATACATCATATCTATTTCTTGCTGTATTGGTATTTTTGATGTATTCCATAACATTATGGTGTTCATCACAAGAAGGTTTTGAAAATGAAGGTTCTGTAACCTATGAAGATGCAGAAGAAATATATGATGATACGTATGCTTCAATTTATGATTTATTATGGCATCCTCGGGATAAACTAAAATATGAAGAAGTTTCTATGCAAGATATAGCTTTGGCGGATTGGAATACAAAAGATGTTCGCGTTCTTGATATGGCATGTGGAACAGCTCCACATGCTACTTGGTTTAAAGAACTAGGTGTAGATTATGTAGGTATAGATATCTCGGATAGTATGTTAAACAAAGCTCGTGAGAATTGTCCGACTGCTAAATTTCAGAAAGGTGATATAACACAAGTTCACCTGTTTCCTCCAAAAACTGTAACTCATGCGATACTCATGAATTTTTCAATTTATATGTTTGAGAACCCCAAGATTATTTCTGATAATGCTTATCAATGGATTAAACCTGGAGGATATTTCATAGTTCATATGGTAGATCCTGATAAGTTTGATCCTATTCTTACATTGGCATCTCCATTTGCTGCATTTTCTTTACAAAAGTATTCTTATGAACGTCAAACTGATTCAAGTATCTTTTTTGATAAGTTTAAATATTTAGGACAATTCCAAAAGAAGAATGGTGAAGATAATACACTCTTTAAAGAAACTTTAACTTATTATGATAAAGAAGATAATAAAGGAATAAAGTATCGTGAAAATAAACATCATTGGATGATGCCTTCAAAAGAACGTATGATTGATATAATTAAAAGTTCTGGATTCCGTCATATCGAAAACGTAGATTTAGTAAGGTGCGGAAAAGAGTATCAATACTTAGTATATTTTATGAAGTAATGGATGTTTATGACACTAGAACAGTCGTAGATTTTCAAAAGTTTACTTTTTCAGGACATCTAAGAAGTCATGTATATAAAGTCTTAGACGAAAATATTAAATTAGGTCATGCAGATTATTCTTGCTTTTGGGCTTTAGAATTAATGTGTTCAGGCTTAGTTCATTCAATGTGGCAAACCCTATTTGAATCTGCTGCAAAACATATTAATCGTGGTGCACCAAATTCATTCTTATACTTAGTTCGTATGTATGAAAAGTTTTCACCATACGAATCTCAGTATTCAATTTTAGAAATGACAAATATTCGTAATAATCAAGATGTTAGAACTTTAATCTGTGAAGTTGCTGCATCAATTGCACTTTGTAGAAAAAATAAATTACCTATATTCCCAAAAATTAAACCCGAACATGATTTTCAACAAATAACAATCCAAGAAAATTTGAAGTCGCCCTCAGCAAACTATGCTAGACATTTAAGTAAAAAAGATGATCCTCTAGATATTTATATACCATTTAATGAACTTGTTTATTCTTTGAGACCAGAAACTCGTGATACATTAAAGGCTTTATATTGGTCTTCATGGATTCTAAAATATGCTTCAAGATTCAAAAAAGCAAATAAGAAAGAATATAGTTGTACGTTTCGTCCTAATATTTATGTTGAAGATAAACATTGTAGTCACATAATTTGGATTTTATGGGAAGCTGTTTTAGATGCGTCAAATAAATCTCCACAATCAGGAATGCTGAGACAGTACATTGATTCTCTATATAAACTACACTGTCTTAGATGGACACCAAGTAATTTAAAATCGCGTATTTGTTTTTTAGTTGTAGCTATTCAATTCATATGTGAAAGTACCACGTTAGATATTCATTACTCTGTTCCTCATGATTTATCACTCGTTCACGGAGTTGTTGAAAATATTCCTCAATGGATTTCTGCTATAATACAAACTCAAAAGACTTTCTCTTCATAGATAAAATGCTATCTATGAAGTTCAAGCATGTTGCCTTATACGGTCTTATCTTTTTCTTGGTGTCTTCTCCTTATACTTATACCATGACTGACAGACTTGTTCAGTCTTTGGTAAAATCTTTAGCACCTGGGTATGCTCATTATTTTAAGATTTCCGAAGGTGGTTCCCCTACTACCTACGGTCTTGTAGTTCACTCAATTGTATTCTCTGCAATTGTGTATGCTTTACATGGCCCTAGTTCCTAAAACGGATTTATTTTACACATTAATATAAAGCTAAAATGAGATTCATTGTATTTGACACAGAGACAACAGGCTTACCTAGTAAAAAACAAGGAGCAATTCATGGACCTAACAACTGGCCACATCTTGTGTCTATTTCTTGGGTTATTATTCAAGACTTTGTTATTGTAAAAGAGAAGACCCATGTAATAAAACCTCGAGGATGGACTATTCCTGCGGATTCAACAAAGATACATGGGATAACTCATGAGCAGGCAAATGAGAACGGGGATAATCTTGAAGATGTTATGAAAGAGTTTATGGGAGAATCATTTGACAAGATGGTAGCGCATAACATGAATTTTGATTACAACGTCATAATGAACGCTATTCTTTGGGATCTTGGTTGGACTTTCAATGGTTTCAAACAGCCACAACTTTGTACAATGTTTCTCGCAAAGAGTGCTTGTAAACTACCAGGTAAGTGGGGATACAAATATCCTAGACTATCCGAATTGTATTTTCATATCTTTAAGAGAATGCCAAACGCTAACCGTCTTCACTCATCTGCTTATGATACCCAAATATTAGCAGAATGCATTCAACATTGTGAATGGTTACAGAAGACAATAGATTTACCTGTAATCGACTATTCTAAGAGTAATGGAGGTAACAATCAGGAATTATTCGAACTCGAAGTCTAAACCAATTGAAAGTAAAAAGGTTACTCTCATTTGGGGTAATGATGGTTGGACATATATTCCGCAACTAAAAATTCGTCAAAAATTTGATGAGAAATATTTTTTAGAAAAATGGGATGGTATTATTGCTACTCCCGAACATGTTGAAGAAATTACTTGGACTCTGTATTCACAGGCTCCTCGGATTTGGAGAGAACAAGGGGAGGGGTTTGACCAGATTTTTGAACAGAGAACGTCCAATCCCAACCGAAACATCCACAAGACAATGACTTACCAGTAACTTCTGGTACTCGAACATCTAAGACAACCTTTTTAACTTCTTCCTCAACAGCAGACACAACTTTTTTTACTTCTTTTTCGACAGTTTCCATTTATTAGTAATGCGTAATTAATTTATCATATTGAAACTTATAGCTAAACAATATGGTCATCACTGATATTTTATATACGTCGTTGGCTACAATTTTAGTTATGGTAGTTTTGCAAGTGACAACATTTTTTGTTACACGTATGTTATATCCTCCTGAACCAAAGGTGATTTATCGCGACGGTCCTATTCAATACGTCCAAGCACCTGCACCCCCTCCCCCTCCACCTTTATTTCCCCAGCAAAACGGACCTGTTTTAACACAAACACAGCAAGAAATACAATTACCAGAATATGATGTTCGTAAACCAGCTTCAAGCTCGTTACGCATGGACCCCGAATTACCGGCTGGCCTACAAGAAACCCGTCCCGACGGGACTTAAGACTTTCAAAGTTCCACAAACTACAGGAACTTCTGGATGGATAGTTCTAACATATGAAAAGAAGATTCCTATATGTGTATGGATGTCTGGAACAGAAACGAAGAAAGTTCCGTGTATAGTTGATGAAAGAATATGTGGAGATACATTCTTTAAAGTTGAAAAGATTGGAGAGTTAGATTATGTAGTTTCTGATATTTGGATGTATAATTCAAATTGTGTCTTTGCTTGTTCTACTTTCAAGCAACGTTACGATTGGTTAAAAGATCTCCTAAAATTTGTAACATGTATTGAAGGAGTTACAATTGACTTAATTCATAAAGAAGATTTGGGAGATGTTCCAATTCGCGGTTATGAAGAGCATAATGATGAGATAATTGGTCGGCCAGGATATTATGTTGAAAAAGATGATACTGAATTGTTGGACGTCACAAGTCTAGCAATACCTGATTGTTATGATACAGGTCGTGGATATCTTAGAGTTCCTGATATTAAAACGTCTATGTATCTACGTTCAAAAGGACGCAGTTTCAAATGTAGATGTCGAAAGTTTGATGATGAATTTTGGAGTGTGGCAGAAAACATTCCCGAAGTAGAAGTAAATGCCTCGCAAGGTTTCTAAAAAAAATCGTAAGAGAACTCGTAAAGTAAAAAGAGGAGGATACTACGGATTTACTGGAGATTTGGGAAGTCCAGGTGCTGCTAACTGGAGATCTGGTTCTGAAATGGGTGATTATTCTCTTTCTAGTATCGGCGGTAAAGGAGCACATCACTACGGTAATGGACGTAAAAATAAGAAGAGTCGTAAGACCATGCGTGGAGGAACTGCATATGGTCTAGCTAATGTTGGATTGACTGGTAATGGTGCTATAAGAGGGTTAGGAGGATATGAAGATGTAGGGGGATATCCTGGTTCCGCTGCCGAAGGAGCATTTAATAATTTCGGAGCACAACCTGGTAGCGGATACAAGAGTTTTATCACAACAGGAAGTAAATGAAGGCTGATACAATTTTGGCAGGAGGACTCTTTTTAGTTGCAACTGTCTATTTACTCCAGCGTAATTTAGTTCATATGGTAGTTTGGATTTCTATTGTTTATATTGTAGCATGCCAGGCTGGTATGTCTCATACCGTTGCCGTTTTAGCTGGATTAGCAAGTGTCTATCTAATTTCAAAAGTTACTGTGGAAACGTTTGAAAATGAAGAGAAGGCTAAACCTAAAAAGGAGGATCCCGAAGCTGCGCCTCCTAAGACTGATGATCCTCATGTAGATATTGGAACAACCATTCTACATGCTTATCGTAATCTAAGTCCCGAACAGATTGGAGGAATGAGACGCGATACGAAAGAATTAATGGGACTTCAAAAAGAATTAATGGGATCTCTAGCAGAGATGAAACCTGCTATCGAACAAGGAGCTGAACTCTTAAAGACGTTTAGTACCTTTTTTGGGAAGAACGAACAGGGTGTCATGTAATCTCTGCATTCCATCAGCATATACGTAAACATGATAAGTAGGATCGTTACAAGAAATAAAAGGTCCACCAACGGAACGAACAATATTCTTCCATTCGTGTATTTCATAAGATAGTTCCATATATCTAATCCAGTTTAACCATATTGTTACAGTTTTGTGAATCGACATAACTGTAAATAATGTGATTTCCTGATTATACAAAATAACTGAACCAATCATAAATAAAGGATAAAAAATCATATCGAATATGATTAACAATTTTTCAAGAACTGTTTCTTTCTGGAAAAGTTGTTGGAGACCTACATATTCCTCGGCAATCGCGAAATATTTCTTTTTGTTTAAAACCAAGTAAGTGGAAATATTCATTGCTCTATTAGAAATCCTTCAGAAGGAAATATCTTCTCATCTAACGTTTCAGAATCTATATAAGTCCATGTAGCATTCTTAATTCCAGTTACATCTTCTAGAAATTGAACGTCTATGTGACCGTATTTAACACATCTATTAATAATATCAGTAACAGTTTCACTTCTCGTAGATGTTCTTGCTCCAATCCAAAACCATGGAAGTTTTGATGAATGGACTGTCTTTATTGATGGCTTATAACCACAGGATCTTGCACATCTAGTTGCACAACAGAAGATATTGCGAAGAAGACATGTTAACATTTTATATTTAGTACACTGAACTAGTTGAAAGTGGGTTACCATCAATCCTAAAAGAATATTGGCCCACAGAATCATTCTTCTGCAAATTGTCACCACTTAAAGGATTCAGAAAGGTTTCGTGTAACATACGGTCCATACCAAGTCCTAAAGAAATGGATGAAGCTAATGCGACCATGATAAATGGAGTAGCAACAATAGCCCAAGATACAATCCCAAGATCAACTCCACATAGAGCGTCTAAAATTACGACACCAGATACACCCATTACAGCCTTGATTGCTGCAGTAGCAAATCTACCTAGAGCCAAGTCCAAACCAGTATGGATGACGACATATAGCAAATATAACATAGCGGGAGGACATAACGCATCAATGAAACGCATCTTCACAGTATTTACTTATGAAGCAGTAAAAAATGAGTGACAGAGATGTTGAGGATGTCATGAAAATGTCATTTTGTTCAGAAAAGGAGGCACGTAAGGCTCTCGATATATGTGGAGACGTTACGAGCGCAGTATGTTATATTTATAGAGATCCTCCAGTTCTACCCCCTAAAAAGAAGGAGTTAGATGCCGAGCAACTAAAGTTCAAAGAGATGCGTACGAATATGGAGAACATTGACCGCAATATAAGTTCTACTCTGATGAAGAGAGATCAACCCGAGACTTCTTGTCTAGATTTGACGGATACCCCCGCCCAGACGTCGCAACATTCTGAGAGTATTCAGCAAAGTCATCTGCCAACTCTTGAATCAGAGGCCAAAACACAGGAAACTGTTTATCAGTAACAGTCTGAATACTCTTACGATTTGCAGTTGAATGACCGTATACAACTTTTTCTTGTTCTTCAACTCCTTCTAGATTTCCAAGACCTAGAAAAGGTGTAGTAGCCCATGGACGAGGAAACACTTGTTTAGGACCTTTCTGACGAGCTGTTCCAGGTGCACCAAATAATAGGTCAGAATGGGTATCAATAGCACATCCTCCAGCAGGAGAATTACCAAAATTACCCATAGGAATCATTCCAGGATTACCTGCCACATTTTCTACAGCCCAACCATTCCCACATGTTCCGGTTTGAAATGTAGGACTTACGGGGGTAAACTTATTAGCAGGATCACGAGAGGCCTCACTTTGACGAGTATTTTCATAAAAAGTTAGATAGGACATCTTTACTAACGATTTAGAAAGTAATCGTATAGCAATAATATATATGACTTATTGGGGATATCATTTAGTTGCCGATTTTGGTAAATGCCTACCTTATTCTATTCGATGTGGTCCTCACATTGTAGATTTCACTCGAACACTCGTTCGTGATATTGATATGGTACCATATGGAGAACCTCAACTTAAACATTTTGGAACTGGAAATAAAGCAGGTTACACTCTAGTCCAATTAATTGAAACATCTAATATTTGCGCCCATTTTGTTGAAGAAACTGATGATATTTATTTGGATGTATTCAGTTGCAAACCATTCGATCCTCATATTGTAGAAGATTTAGTCGAGAGATATTTTGAACCAACTACTAAAAACACAAAATTTCTCATACGCCAAGCTCCCAAGAAAAACGGACCAATTAGACAATTCAAGGAATTAAAGTAGAATGATTATTCAACCTGTTGATTGGATTGAAAGCGACCACAAATTCAAATATATCGTTGATGTATTTGGTAGAACTTCTACAGGAGAAGTAGCACAAGTAAGATTAACTGGATTCCAACCTTATTTCTATTTAAAAGCGTATGATGAAACTGTTGGTGAACTAGTTTCTGCAATTGAATCCGCTTCTGAAAAAAGAATCTTTGGAATGAAAGTTATCCCAGAAATGAAATTGGATGCAATGAGAGGATTTAATGGTTTGAAACCTATTAAGGTATGGAAACTATCTTTTCCTGCTATTTGGATGTATAAGACTGTATTGAGAACTTTGAAGAATCTTAAAGTTGGAAATCGTAAACTTCAAACCGAAGATGTTTATGAAGGTAACCTTCCGCCATTTATCAAGATGTTTCATGAAATGGATATTTCTCCTGCGTCACCTTTCGAATTTGAAGCAGATGATTATGAACCAGATGATGAAGTCAATGCTGATGTGTTCTACGAATTAAATTATAAAGAGATTATTGCTAAACCTACTGAATCTATTCCTTTATACATTTGCGCTTATGATATTGAGACTTATTCTGAATCTGGGAATTTTCCTGTATCTACTAATGCTACTGATGAAATTATTCAGATTGGTGTGAGTTTTCGATACTCGGATGATTTATTGAAAGATGTAAAAAGATTTGTGTTTGTGTCAGGAAAATGTAGTCCTTCAACTGAATCTTCTGTTGTATTTGTGTCATGTGAAGATGAAAAGGATCTTCTAAATAAATTTCAGAGATGTATCCAAACTGAAAATCCTGATTCAATTTGTGGATATAATACGTTTGGTTTTGATGATGGGTATATTGCAGATAGAGCACATAGACATAGACTCTATTTCAAATTGGGTAGAATAGATACAAGTCCATGGAAAAATGACTTTGCTAAAACTGAAAAGAAAACATTCGAATTAGCATCAGGGAAATTTGCAGTTAGATATTTGGAAGTTTCTGGTAGATTAAGTATTGATTTACTTTTATCTGTTAGAAGAGAACAAAATCTAGATTCTTATAAATTGGATAATGTAGCTTCTGTATTCTTGCGTGATAAAGTAACAGAGTTCATAATTATTAGTGGTGAAAAAACTCGTCAATATGAAATGCATACAAAGAGTACTCGTGGATTATTTGCTGGAAATTTGGTTAGATTTGATATTGTTGGAAATACTATGAATCCTTATGCGAATGGTATGAAATTCAAAGTAAAATCTGTATTCCCTAAGAAATTCATAGTTGAACTAGAAGACCACAATTATCTTTGTACCTTTGACGATATTTCGATGGAAGATAGAAAGAATTTGGAATGGTCTTTCTGTAAAGATGATGTTCATGTTCGTGATATGTTTGCTTCTCATAAAGGTACACCAGACCAAAGAGCAGTTGTAGCAAAGTATTGTATTCAGGATTGTGATTTGGTTCTTACTTTAATGGCTAAATTGGATACGTTGGTAAATGCACGTGGAATGGCGGATGTTTGTAAAGTTCCAGTTCAATACATTTTCTTACGAGGACAAGGTATAAAAATTTATTCAGCTGTAGTTTATAACGCTTCGAAACGTAATCAAATTATCATGACTCAGGAAAATGTAGAAGGTGATATGTCTTATGAAGGAGCTATTGTATTACCACCTAAGATTGGAATGTATCTAGATCAACCTATACCAGTTTTAGATTTTAATTCTTTGTATCCTTCGAATATGATTGCTTTCAATCTATCTCCTGATACTTTGGTCTATGTCAAACAGTACGATACAAAGGGGAAAAAGATATCACAAGAAGGAGTAGATGATGCGCCCGGCTACAAGATCGATGAAATTGGATACGATACGTATGACGACAACAAAAACCTTATTGGACGTACAGTCTGCGGGTTTATTCAGACCACACAAGACGCGCGTACCATCGGGGTTTTGCCTCTCACTTTGGACATTCTTCTCAAGAAGCGGAAAGAAACGAGAAAGATCATGGAGTCTATAGAAGATGAAGCTCAAAAAGCTGTATTGAATGGTCTTCAATTAGCTTATAAGGTTGTTGCTAATTCAGTATACGGTCAATGTGGTTCTCGCACATCACCTATTCGTAAGATGGAAGTTGCTGCGTGTACGACTGCTGCAGGAAGAGATCGTATTCAATTTGCAAAAAGTATTGTAGAGAATGAATTTGGTGGAGAAGTAATTTATGGAGATACAGATTCTATCTTCATTAAATTTCCTACTAAAGATTTGGCTGAATCAATTGAACTTGGTAAGAAATCAGCTGAGCGTATTACATCATTATGCAGGAAAGCTCATAAAATTGAATATGAGAAAACATTCTTTCCGTTCATATTGTTTTGTCGTAAGAGATATGTAGGATTGATGTATGAAGACGACGTAACGAAATGTAAACGTAAAACTATGGGGGTTGCTTTGAAACGTCGCGATAATGCTCCGATAGTCAAGGATATATTTGGTGGAGCTTTAGATATCTTGATGGAAAAACGGAGTATTCTACCAGCTCAAATCTTTGTTCGTGAAATGTTGACACAAGTAATTCAGAATAAACTTCCATTAGATAAATACATTATTACGAAACAGCTGAGAGATGATTATAAAAATCCAGGACAGATAGCTCATCGTGTATTAGCTGACAGAATGGAAGAACGAGACGCTGGGAATGCGCCTCAAGTTGGTGATCGTCTCGCGTACATTTACGTTGATAATCGTAAAGATGCTAAAAAGCAAGGAGATAGAATTGAACATATTGATTATGTTAAAGAAAAAGGGTTAAAGCCTGATACAGAGTTTTATATTACAAATCAAATACAGAATCCAGTCGCCCAGCTGTTTGCTCTTGCGATTGAAAACTTAGAAGGATATAAACCTAAAATGGACTACAGTAAACTTTTAGCTGAATATATGGAAACTATGGATGAAGAAGAAGCTACTTTAAAAGTCTTGGATAAAAAAGAGAAGGAACTTGATTCAATCTTGTTTATGTCTGCTCCATATCTATTGAAACTAAAGAGAGGACCAATGGATATGTTCTTAAATCGTAGATAACAGAATAGTTTCCTTGGTGACTACACCGTTATGAGTATCATACTGATATAGTATTTTTTTAGGATATTGAAGACAGCTATAAATATCTATTGCTTCTTCTTTATCTATTGTTACGCCATGAATATATTCGTTATGAATACTTAACATTTGAACTACTATAAAGTATCTCATTACACTATTTAAACTGTGTATGTATAAATTGGTTAATGGAAGAAAATGATGATGATATGTTATTTAGACTTGTAGATGGAATGATACAAGGACGTAACGAATTTTTAAATAATGATACGATTCGAGCTTTGCCTTACACGAGTCGTTCGAATGTTCTAACTCAATATATGAATAACGAGATTTTACTTCTAAGTTTTTTGACAAGAGTTTATCTGAATAGTCGTCAAACCCAAAATGCAGTAATTACATTTAATCTTCCTAATAATTTTATGAGTCCTGTTGAAATTGTTCCTTCCGCTCAACAGATTTCTTCTTCCCTACAAGATTCTTCGAATGTTTCGGGGGATTGTGCGATCTGCCAGGAAGCTGTTTCTTCTGGAGGTTGTCTGATTCGACAGTGCGGACATTCTTTTCATCGGTCTTGCATCGTGAGTTGGTTTTCAATGTCTGTACGTTGTCCGGTATGCAGACACGATATTCGTGAAGAAAATCAGGTAACCCAAACATTACCTGTCTCATCTGAAACGCCTTCTCCACCGGGAGACCAGTAGGTGGTACAACATATTTAGGTATTACATCTGAATTACCATACTGAACACGATGAATTAATTTACGAACATCATGTTGACATTCAATAAGAATTTCCCCAATATCTTCTTTAAATAATTTTTGAATATCGACTGCTCTTGGAGGAAAACATCTTATAATCTCAATATATTCAGAATTACGTTTGAATATAGTGGGAAGTTCATTACCAGTACAAATAATAGGAACCTTTCTCAAGGGATCTTTGATCCATTCAACTATCTTGGTTTGTGCGTGTGGGTCTGACCCATCAACTTCATCCAGGATCACACAAGTCTTACGAGTTCTGTCTCCTCGCATGAATGAATGTATATTTACTGCTGACCTACATGCATCTTTAATTTTTGTTACGTCTTCATAACTGCGAATTGAGCGAGACGCATTAATTTCTAAAGGATCAAATTCTACAGTTTTAGCAGCAGATAAGGCCAAAGTAGTTTTACCTATACCTGGTGGTCCAGTTAACATAACAGCTTTCGGAAATCCTGATGATGTTAAATATTTACGCAATGATTCTTTTGCTTCTTGATGTCCTATAACTTCATCTAAATTATTTGGTCTAAAAGTTTCAGCATGCATTATCAAATAATAAGAAACTTAGTTGTAAACTTTATTGACAAGCACCATTCCAAGTAGTTCCACATTGACGAGCTAAATTACATTTCGCGGCCGCTGATTGAATTGCTACATCATCTGGACTGAAAGGAAGGCAACCTGAGACCGGAGAATTGTAGTAACATTGATTCTTTTCTACATCATAATCCCAACCGTCAGGACATTTATTCATTTTAGCTCCGTCAAGAGTAACAACTACCTGTGGATTGATAACATATTTATAAACCACAAGAAAAATCACAGTAAACAAAATCGTCCAAGCGGCAGTAGCTAAATACTCCATTCTTTGTTTGTAACAAGGAAAGTAATGGCACGACATGTCTTGGATACATATTTTAAGGATACTCCAAATCCGATGGTTAGACATCATTTGGACTCATATCGTGACCTGTTAGTTAATAAAATTCCAGCGTTCATTCGAGGTATGAATCCTTTAACTTTGAATTTGGGGGATACTCGCTTCATAAAAGTTTACATAGGTGGAAAAGAAGGCAATGTAACGTATGTAACTCCTACAGATGAAATAGGTAATGCGATTCTACCTCACCAGTGTCGTCTAGATAATAAAACGTATTCGTTAGATATTCGAATGAACATCGAGATTGAATATATATTTGATAAAGATGTTGAAACTAGAAAGTTTGAGAATATTACTTTGGGTCAATTACCTCTCATGTTAAAAAGTCATTTATGTTATTTATCTCCAATGACTTCTGAAGAACTTTATGATTCAGGAGAATGTAAATTTGAAGTTGGAGGATATTTTATTATTTCAGGAGCTGAAAAGGTTCTTTTAACGCAAGAACGGTTAGCTGAAAATATGTTTTATGCTTCAAAGAGAGTAGCTCAGAATGCTTCTTCTCCTGGTTCAAAAACATTAGTTGAGAAAGAATCAGCAAGTAAATTAGAAGATGCAACAAAGGCTGATAAATATGAATATATTACAGGTATTCGTTCAATTTCTGAAGATGGAACAAAGGGTCCTTATTCACATTTCCTAATTATTCCATCTGAAAATAGGAAACCGAATGATCCTAAAGAGTTAGCTAATACTTTAGATTATTCTTTATTTTCTACAAAAAGATTAGCAGTTATTACATTACCTGGGTTTACTCAACCTGTTCCTTTAATCAGTGTATTTTATGCTTTAGGATTAACTAACGACCAAGATATTTATGATACAATTCTTGCTGGCATTCCTACCTCTGAAAGAACTCAATATGATGAAATTTTTACAGAACTAATTTTATCTCACGATGTATTTATTCGTCAGGAAATGTTGAAAGAAGAAGACCAAAATCAGGATCCTAATTTATTGTTTTTAAGAAGACAGACAAGAACACGTTCAGAAGGTGGTGTCTACATAAATTTATATGACCTTATGTTTCCTCATTGTGAAATTAGAGATAATGAATCACCTGCTTCCCTATATCGCAGAAAAGCATATTTATTAGGACACATGGTTCATATGGCTATGGATGTTGCATTGGGTATCAAATCTAAAACTGATCGCGACCATTTCAAGTTTAAAAGATTATCTGCTTCTGGTGAACTTATTTTTCAAGAGTTTCGTCGAATTTATAAAGATGTTTCAAAACGTATGTTAACTGAAATGGATACTCGTATTCATTTTGAAAAGCAGCAATATGCAGGAAAGAAATTAGCAGAATTAATTCAGGAAGAAAATATAGGATTTTATTGGCGTGGTTCTTCATTGATGTATGAATTATCCAAATCTTTTAAAGGTAAATGGGGAGGCAAAGATGGTATTTCTCAAGAGCTCTCCAGATTCTCATATCTTGGAACGGTAGCTCAAATGCGTCGAGTAAATACAGATGTAGATAAATCTCAGAAAATTGTTGAAATGCGTCGTATTCATGGTTCAACATGGGGAATCTTATGTCCCACTGATAATCCAGATGGTTCAAATATTGGTTTAATTAAATCTTTGACTTTACTATGCTCTATTTCTACTGCTTCACCTGCCCAAGAAATTCTGGAAGTAATCAAGAAATTCAAGAATTTTATGTTACTATCTTCCATCAATCCTTCTATGTGGAATCCTAGTTGGTCAAAAGTATTTATTAATTCAGATTTAGTAGGTGTTGTAATAGAAGATGCAGAATCTCTTCACTCAAAACTTCTTGAAATTCGTAGATCTACCGAATCATTCATTTCTTTAGGTTGGAATAGATTAGATAATGAATATACAATTTTTACAGATGCAGGAAGGCCTATGAGACCTGTTTATCGTGAAGGAACAACTGAACCTCAAATTAAAAAGCTCAGTTCATGGACTTCAATCTTGAAACATATGGATTATATTGATCCAGCTGAGACTGATACTTTAAGAATTAGTATGGAACCCTTTTCTGCTACAAAACCATCAGAAATCCATGGTATTGCTATTCTATCTGCTTCTGCAAGTGTTTTACCCAATTGTGATTTTGATCCTGGAACTCGTAATGCGTTTAGTTGTCAGCAAGTCAAACAAGCATGTGGATGGTTTAATACAGCATTTAGTAAACGGTTTGATACAATTGCTACTTGGCTAAATTACGCACAAAGACCTATTTCACAGACTTGGACTTATAATCAAATTCTTGGAAAATCAGGATGTCTTCCTTATGGAGAAAATCCTATTGTAGCTTTGATGGTTTATTCAGGATATAACCAAGAAGATTCTATTCTCCTAAATGAATCTGCTTTAAAACGTGGTATGTTTCAGACAACTTATTACCATTCCTATGATTTCCAAGAGGAAGCTCTGGATTCTGCATTTGATAAAGGAACAATTCAAGTTCTAAGTTCAACTGAATTTGCGAATGTAGCTACTGATTCTAGGTATCGTGAAACTGTGACACGTAAAGAAGGATATAATTATGATTTGTTAGATTCCGATGGGATTATTCGAGCAGGTGTCCAAATTGATGAAAAGACTATTTTAGTTAGTATGGTAACACCTAAGAAAAAGAACGGACAAGTTGTAGGCTATACAGACGCTTCAAAAGTTCCAAAGAAAGGACAAGTTGGATTTGTTGATGCAGTATATCGATACCCTACTAAAGATGGTCTTCATGCTGTAAAGATCCGTGTAGCAGAACATCGTGTTCCTGTATTAGGTGATAAGTTTTCAGCAAGACACGGACAGAAAGGAACGTGTGGTCTTCGTATTCGTGAAGAAGATATGCCTTATACTGCGAGTGGAATGAAACCTGATATGATTGTGAATCCTCATGCATTTCCTTCACGTATGACTATCGGTCAATTCATTGAAGGTATGTCTACAAAATTAGGATTAAAAATGGGTTCTTTAATTGATGCTACACCTTTCTCAACGCAAAATAGAGTTGGTGAAACTCGTGAGTTATTATTGAAAGCTGGTATGCATCCATACGGCCATGAAATTATGTATAATGGACAAACTGGTGAAATGATGGAATCTGAGATTTTTATTGCACCAACTTACTACATTCGTTCAAAGCTGATGGTTGAAGATAAAATCAATTCGAGAAATACTGGGCCCAAAAAATTACTGACGCATCAACCAGTTGAAGGACGAGCAAATGATGGTGGTTTAAGAATTGGTGAGATGGAACGTGATTGTCTCATCTCTCATGGAATTTCTAAGTTTTTAAACGAATCTTTAATGGAACGCTCAGATAAGACAGAAGTTCTGTTCCAACCTGAAAGTGGATTGTTAGATGCTAATCCAAATTTACAATCTGTTATTTTAGATACTCCTTATGCTTTAGGTCTAACTATACACGAACTTGAATCGATGCATATTTCAACGACGCTTGTGTCTGGTATTTCGTGATTTACGTTGAGTCTTACGATTCTTCTTACCTCCGTTCTTTCTAGTAGGAGCAGAATACTTTGCATATTTGGTTGCAGTGCCCCAAGGAGTTTTAGTTTCTCGAACTGAAACGAGAGGGGTTGCAAGAGCTACAAATTTAGGACGCGTATTCTCCTTCTGAGAATCTCCACTATTACTTCTGGATCTATCTGACATTTACATTAACAAGCGATTTTCTTGCGACCGGCGATATTTAACTTCGTTTTTGTCTTAACGTTCTTGCTCTACGAACATTTCTTTTTTTAGTTAGTTTAGAGCGTTTATTATATAAAGATTTACCTAAACCATGTTGTTTATTTATTAAAGAATTCCAAACTTCTCTTCTAACCGCTTTTCCGTTTCTTACTTTATTTTTAGGATCATTCATTGCTTCACCAACTTTTTTAACTATTTCAGCACAAGGTGGTCTTTCTAGTCTATCAATATTTTCTCCTGGTTTAACTCCAATTCCTATACCATCTTTATTTTTTAATATGTAATCTTCTACATCTTCCATAGGTACTATAAGTGAAAGTGTTGAACTATTAACAGCTGCGTCTATCATATCGTTAGCATCTTCTATACTAATAAAATCATTTTCTACATTCTTTTGAGTTTCTCTTACTCTTACCGTAAAACTATCCCGAACAATAGCGTTTTCAAACCAAAACTTTTTACAAGGCAAAGCTGCTTCAAGTAATAAATCATCAAAATCTGATTTAGCTCCCTCAAATTTTTCTTGGATTCTTTCAATTAATCTTTGATAAATTGGTTTCAAAACTTTTTTTCCAAGTTTAATTGGTTGTGTAACTTCAGGTGGTAACTTAACTTGCGTACCATCACTTTTAAATCTTAAAATATTAATCAAAGTTTCAACATTTTGTGTTGATGGTATAAATTTTGGTTGTCGCGAACTAGGTGTAGGTATGTTTATAGCAAACCGACTCATATTAGAAGGTAAAACATCCACCATTTATCAATTATACATTGACAACGGATTTTCTTGTAGCCAGCATATATGATACAAATGGAGCATTTATACGTAATCAAGCGCGATGGTTCTCGTGAACCCGTGTCATTTGACCAAATTACTGAAAGAATACGCAATCTAGCCGATGGACTAGATCATGTCAATCCCGACCTAGTAGCACAAAAGGTATGTAGTCAACTTTCAGATAATGTAAAAACATCTGAGCTTGATGAATTTGCTGCTGAAACATGTGCAATGATGCAATCTCGGTATCATCCTAATTATGGGATGTTAGCAGCGCGTATTCTCATTGACAATCATCACAAGAATACCCCTGAAACTTTACTTGATTGTGTTGAGACTCTCTATCACGATCAATGCATTGTATCTTCAAAGTATCATGACCTAGTATGTATCAATAAAGATAAGTATCAAAATATGATTGTTTCTAATAGGGACTATGCTTTTGATTATTTTGGATTCAAGACTTTGGAAAGAGCTTATTTGTTAAAGAAGAATGGTAAGGTTATAGAAAGGCCACAACATATGTGGATGCGTGTAGCTATTCAATTACACGGAGATGATTTCCAAAAGGTTGAGGAAACTTACGATGCTCTTTCTGAAGGATATTTCATTCACGCTACTCCAACACTATTCAATTCAGGAACAGATCATCCCCAGCTATCATCTTGCTTTCTGTTGACGATGCAGGAAGATTCTATAAAGGGAATCTACAAAACTTTGGGTGATTGTGCCCAGATTTCTAAATGGGCAGGAGGGATTGGATTATCAATTCATAATATTCGGGCTAGGGGATCACGTATTGCAGGAACAAATGGTGAATCAACCGGAATTATTCCTATGCTAAAAGTCTTTAATGATACTGCTAAATATGTAAACCAGGGTGGAAAGCGTAATGGGTCATTTGCGATTTATTTGGAGCCTTGGCATGCTGATATTGAAGATTTTCTCAAACTGAAATTGAATCAAGGTGCAGAGGAAGATAGAGCACGTGATTTGTTCTATGGCTTATGGATTCCTGATTTGTTTATGAAGAGAGTTGAAACAGATCAAGAGTGGACTTTAATGTGTCCTCATGAATGTCCTGGTCTAGCTGATGTATGGGGTCGTGAATTTGAGGAGTTGTATACTTGGTATGAAAATCAAAACAAAGGAACTAAAATTCAAGCAAAGAAGTTATGGCAGATGATCTTGGACGCACAAATCCAGACTGGAACACCTTATCTTTGCTATAAAGATGCTGCCAACTCAAAAAGTAATCAACAGAATCTTGGAACAATTAAGAGCTCAAATCTTTGTACGGAAATTATGGAATTCACTTCTCCTGAAGAAACTGCTGTATGTAATTTAGGTTCATTAGCTCTACCTAAGTTTATCGTTAACGGAAAATTTGATTTTGAGGTGCTACGAAAATATACTAAAATTCTAACTCGAAATCTAGATATTGTGATTGACAAAAACTTTTATCCTACACCTGAATGTTCTTATTCGAATATGAAGAATCGTCCAATTGGAATTGGAGTTCAAGGTTTGGCAGATGTATTTGCTAAACTAAAAATTGGATGGACTTCACTTGAAGCTCGTGCACTGAATCGTCAAATATTTGAACATATTTATTACGCTGCGATGGAATCTTCTATTTTGAGAACTCAGGAAATTGGTATCTATAATAATTCTACTCACCAAATTGATGGAACGTATGCTTCATACAATGGTTCTCCTTTATCGAAAGGACAAATGCAATTCGATTTATGGGAGTCTACGCCTGTAACTAATCTAGATTGGAATCTACTTCGTAAAAAACTTGCGATTTATGGTTGTCGTAATTCTTTGCTAGTTGCTCCAATGCCTACTGCTTCAACGTCTCAAATTCTAGGTAATAATGAATGTATTGAACCTTTCACTTCTAATTTGTATACTCGTCGTGTTCTAGCAGGTGATTTCATGGTTGTGAATAAGTATTTAGTTGATGATCTAACTAAGCTAGGTCTATGGACTTCTGAGATACGAACCGAAGTAATAGCTAACAATGGTAGTATTCAATCTATTAAGGAAATACCTGAAGACTTACGTGAAGTTTACAAAACCGTCTGGGAAATACCCCAGAAGACTTTAATCGATATGTCTGCTGATCGTGCTCCATTTATCTGTCAATCTCAATCACTTAATTTATTCCTTTCTGAGCCTACATATGCTAAGATATCATCTATGCATTTCTATGCTTGGAAGAAAGGTTTGAAAACTGGTTGTTATTATTTAAGAACAAAAGCAGCTTCATCGGCTCAAAAATTCACAGTCGAGCCCGCGTCAAATAATTGTCTCACTTGTTCTTCTTAAAATTTCTCTTTATTGAAGTATAAAACAAATGGAAGGATTTACCAAAGTTAGTGACTCAGTTGTAAATGCTGCACCTGTTGGCGGTCGTCGTCACAAGTTGAAGAAGGTTTCTGCTAAGACTATTCGCAGAACTCTTCGTAAGGCTGGAATGAAGCCCAAGGGTCGCGTTGTGCTAAACGGCGGTGATGGACTAGAGGCCCCTGAAGCTGCTGCTCCTGCTATGGGTGGAAAGCGTCGCACTCGTCGTCGCTCTGCATCTCACCCTGGTGGTCTAATGAAGATGCTAGGACTCAGACGTCGTTAATTTCTGACCTATCTCAGAAACCATAGTAAACAATTTTTCATTAAATCCGTAATGACATCCATTAGGTTCTTTGAATTCGGGGATTTTGCGAGACGAAGTATTAAGAGAATGGACTAAACTAACAATAACTTCTTGGGGAGAAAGCTCTCTACACATGTGTTCGCGTCCGCGAATAAATGCGTCACCTTCAGCAATTTGAATTTCAGGAAATTTACGTTCTTCCCAAAACTTACGAGTAAATATCAATGTTGCCTCAGAAACTCTTTCAGACATCTCAAGTTTTAAAGGAGGAGCATTCATAAACGAACAATACTTTGCAATATCGTAACACGGGATAGTTGCACAGAAAGCACATTCCTTTGAAGGTTGTTTTAGCATCATAGATACTCTGTGAAGAACGCTATTATTCGGGTATACATCATCATCGTCCATGAATGTTATAACATCATACATTGCCTTAGAAACTCCAATATTACGCTTTTCTCCAATTGATTTCTTTTCATCTAATCTAACATAAACTACATTAGGTACTCCAAAAAAACAATCTTCAACTGGGTCATCTCCATCATCTACAACAATAAGTTCCATCTTTTCTTCGGGATATGATTGAATCATATAAGAATAATTTAGAACTGGCATAAAAATACGTCTATCACGAGTTACACAAACAACTGAAATATTTGGCAGTTCTTCTTCTTTTGGCATTGAGCCAGGAACATCTTCTACAAATACATCTAGAACAAGAGATTTCATTCTTTCAACCCATTCGTTATGCCTAGTCTCATATTTCTGACGAATTAGTTCAGATGACGATTGTTTTTCTTTAAATGTTAAATCTGTAAAATTCTCTAAAATATCAACTAGAGAATGCATATCTGTTGAAAAAACATTTCCAAAATATTCTTCATTGGGCTTATTATCTCCTCTTGTAAAATGACCACCAACATCCATACCTACAATATCTTCAAGAAAAGGAGGAATTCCTGAAATAATAAGATTACAACCAGATGCCATTGCTTCATTTACAGCATGACCAAATCCTTCTGCTTTAGATAAACAAATACAAACACCACATTCTAATAGAATTTCATCATACTCTTCTGGAGTCAGAATCTTATGATGAATAAAAACAATATCTTTGATTGGTTCAGGAACATTTACAGGTCTCCAAGTAATAATATTTAAGACTGGAAGCTTTCCGTATGTATGTGTATCAGTTCTTTTAATATGCATATACGCATTCAATAAAACATCGATTTCACGGTACATATTTTTACCAGCAGGAACAATAGCTTTATAGTAATTTTTTCTTTTAGGAGTTTGTTTATTAATTGAAGTCCAACCAATATATCTAACATGAGTGGGTGTCAATTCTTTAAAGATACGTTCAGCTTCGTGTGTCTTCACCCAGATTTCATTCACCATATGTAGATAAGGAATCCAAGTCTTATAAGTACATTCATGATTAGGAATCCATATATTCTTTCCAGCATATGAAAATAGAGACGGATTAATAACTTCAACAAAAATGTTTACATCTGCTTCATCACATTGAGGCATGACATATTGTACGAGTTTTATCTCAACTTTTTCATCAAAAGCTGCAAAGATAATACCTCTCAAGATATTCACGTCCTGCATTAATCCAGTATTGACTCTAAGATTTGATATAAGATTAACTCTCATTTGTATAGTTAATCTACTTTGGAACTAAACGCTTTGTCGCACGACCTCTAAAAGGTTGTCTTAAAGTTTTATGCTTTTTATCCAAATACTTAAGATATCCTTTCCATGAATTTGCATCTTTAGAAACACAAGGTAGAAATACACATGGTCTATCTCTCCACCATTTAACATTTGTTTCACCATACCATCTCCACAATTGAACTGGATCACTTAATTCTTTTGCATCGGAAAGTTCAGTTTCTTGAATAAGTTTTCGACATAACTCTTTTTGTTCATTAGACTCATATCCATAATGATTTGAAAATAAAATTTTCTTATCATCAACAGGAATAAATTTAGAACCATTCCATCCAACTCCTAATATAGGTCGGAAAGAATCCCATGTGGGTTCAAAAAGATAAAGTTTAGATTGATATTTACCATAAATTCTATCGTGGAAGCTTATCAACTCCATTATTGCAACTAAAAGAAAGACTTTAACTCACCAGTACGCGTTCCATAAACGTGAGGATTCATAGGATTAGCAATTGGGGGTGCAAAATCCTGGATATCATCAATATAAAACTGATGAAAATCAACCTCTGAGTAAACTTTTGCAGCAGCATAACCTACAACACGAGCATTTAGGTCTGCAAGGTCTTCTGCAACATTAGGGCCATTCTTACCATACATCAAATAGTAACTTCTCATAATAAGTCTGAGTTCAACATCACTCTGGCGTCCAACACGGTATTTTCCATTACTCATAAGTAGAACTTGGTCTTGAAGGTCTTGATGAAGTTTTTCAATATTGATATCACTAAAAAATACCTGATTTAATGGCGTGCATGTATGAATGTGACCTATTAAATTATGACGTAGGTCATTTCCAAAGATATGAGGTTCTTCAGGAGTCGTCTTATATGCTCTTGCAGCATAAGCATTTATCTTTTCATCTTTGATGTTTGATACAGCTCCATTGTGTGCGGGAGCACCAAACAAATGATTGCTAGATGTCATGTTGTAATGACTTTTAACACTTTCAGGGTCAACAAAGTATCTGTCCATTTATTACATGTAGAGTTTTAAAGTTCTAATAACTTTTCATATATCGAAGAGTTCTTCACTTGTTCTAATTCAAGTGTCATTGAAAAATTACCACCTAGCAAATCTAGAATATTCCCGTAAGAATCTATTATACGAATCTCTAGTTTTTGAATGTTGACTGGTTGCTGAAATCTGTAAATTTTCGTCGAAGAATCAGAAAAGTTATTAACCAATACAATTGAATTCTTACTTGAAGGTGGCAACTGAATTTTTGAGAAAACAGAAAAAAAGGATGAAGGATATTGTTGAATATCTACTAAGTTCCAATCATTAATTTGAAGATATACATATGTATCTGGGAATATATTAGGTACTTGGTCCGAAGTTAAACCTGTAATTGGTGCTACAGAATAACTTGAAAGAAGAAATCCCATATTATAACCAATTCCATTTCCAAATGGATTTGTCTCAGTTGCTGGAAACGTAATTGTGAAGTTTGTAGTAGCGTTTATAGTAATTCGATGTCTCGTTGAGCTATATGTTACGGTGAAACCCGATGTAGGAATAAGAGCAACAATTGCTGTTTGAATAGCACCTGTAAATGTATTATAATCTGGATAATTTCCATCAGGAATTTTTATATTGAAAGTTGTAGCTCCGATTATAATACTGAACGAAGTGTTTCCTCTTAAGGCTGAAAAAGCATAAAATGTATTATGGAACTCCATTGAAGTCAATTTTACAGATGTAATGTTTTTGTATTCTTTAGATGAAAGAAATGAAAAATGTGAAGATGATGTTCCTGGTACAACACTTAAACTACCACTACAATTTGCACTACTTGCAGGTACAATATTACCTCTAAAACCACTATCAATATTCAACGATATAAGTTTAATATTTGTATGATGTTTAATATCTGATGACGTCCCTTGATATGAGTCCGGTCTGATAACATTTTCTAAAACATTACGATTACCATGAAACTCGTTAAATTTTTCTTGATTTTCTAGCTCGTTTACTTCATAATCATACTTTTCATAAGGTTCTCTATCTACGTCATCAACCTGAAGATTTTCAAAAATCATCTGATTATTAGCATCATCTTCCATAATCTCTGCTAAAACCTGTTGATAGGTTAAGTCCATCTGTTATGATATAATTCCAAAATAACTAAGTAAATAAACCATGCCATTCTTATCCACTAGTCAATATACTGCATCAAGCATAGCACAATGTGGTCCTACAGGTTCGCCCGGTACAACAGGGGCATCGGGAGCTACTGGAGCTACTGGAGCTAGTGGAAATACTGGACCTACTGGAACCACTGGAGCTACTGGAACCACTGGAGCTACTGGAACTACTGGTTATACAGGTACTACAGGTTATTCTGGTACTACTGGGTTTACGGGTTATACAGGTTATACTGGAACTCTTATGCCTGCAGGAACAATGACGATGTTTGCAGGGTCCGTTACCCCTGTCGGATGGTTACTTTGTAATGGAGCTTCATTAGTTACAGGTGCTTATCCGGATCTATTTAATGCAATTGGTTATACATATGGTGGGTCTGGTTCGACTTTTCTTTTACCAAACCTTAACGGAAGAGTTCCAGTTGGACTAGGAGGGACTTTTCCTTTAGGACAATACGGTGGAGCACAAACTCACGTTTTAACACTTGATGAGATGCCTTCACACACGCATACTATAAATGACCCGGGACATATTCACGGACAAGGAGCTACAAATGGTGGAGCTGTATTAATAGGAGGTGGTGCAAATAAGGCAGATCAAAATAGTACAACAACTGCGACAACTGGAATTACAATTAATCCAACAGGTCTCGGTTTAGCACACAATAACATGCAGCCGTATGTAGTAGTAACTTTTATAATCAAATTTTAAGTTTAGATAACTCTTGTAACCACATTCCTTTAGGAGTTTGTGATTCTAAATCTCGGATATCTTGTTTCAAAGTTTCCAAATCATTCTCGTGTTTCTGTGCGTTCTTCAATGTCAAAGACTTAATTGGTAAATCCATCAGATAATCAAATGAATCCTTTATCTTTGCGAACTTTTGCTTTTCTAATAGTTCATCACACTTCTCGAGAGTTTGACGTCTCAAATCTGGTAAAGGAGTTTCTAAACATTGTTGCTTAATAAACCGGACTACATTCTCATGATAAGGAAGTTTCTCTCTCAAAGCATTCAACATATAAGAACGTCTTTTCTCATACAATTCAAGTCTTACTCCAACATATTCTCTCAGGATATCATTGGGAGTATCATATTTCTTGATAACACCTCTAGAATCAAATGCGTGCATATTCGTCAATTTGATTTTCTGTGTTAGAAGCTTGGTGACATCACCTTTTACTTTCACAAGTACATCTGTATCCGTAGATGTATCTGTGTAATCCTTGATAATTCCTTCAACACACATCTTATCCAAAGATTCACGGAAATCTTGAGTCCAAGTTTCAATTGGAAGTTCTGTGATTGTAGTTGTATCTCCATCAGTCTTCCAAACACCTTCAACTGAATAATCTTGCTTATCAATCTTTGTGATCTTACCTTTGAATCCACGAGTCCATGGAGCAAATTCACGATCTAATCCTGTTCCCTTCTCTAACCACTCAGTTATTGCATCTTTCAAATCATTAGGATTAAATGAAGGAATGAAAGTTGAATAACCTGTTCCAATACCGCGAGAACCGTTAACCAAAATCATTGGTAGAATTGGAGCATACCATTCAGGTTCTACTAGAATTCCATCATCATCGCGATAAACCAAACAATCAAAATCATCCTTAGGAACTAATTGTTTAACGTGTGATTGTAGAAAGGTATGGATATATCTTGGTGATGCGGAATCCTTACCTCCTTGCAACCTAGTTCCAAATTGTCCTTGAGGAACTAACCATGGAATATTATTTGATCCTACAAAATCCTGAGCCATTCCAACTATTGCATCGTTCAAAGATGCTTCACCATGATGATATCCTGAATGCTCTGAAACGTATCCTGCAAATTGAGCTACTCGAATCTCATGAGTCAAGTTTCTCTTGAAAGCAGAATACAGAATCTTACGCTGTGATGTTTTAAGTCCATCCATCATGTTAGGAATCGATCTCTCCAAATTATAGTTTGAAAAGTGAATCAAATCCTTGTTTACAAAGTCTTCATATAGCAACTGATTACCTGGTCCAACAATATCAGATCTACTATAAGTTTTGAGCCAATCTTTACGATTATCTGCCCTAGCTTTATTAAACGCAAGATCAATTGAAGTATCTGATAAACTAGAATAAGAATAGTTCACAATATTAGGAATCTTGAAGTATTCTTTTGCTTCATCTCTCGTAGATGTTCCCAATCCCTTATAATACTTCACGTTCCATCCACGTGAAGCATCTGTCTTACGCCATTCCTCATACTCATACTGAGTATAGAAGACTTTATTGAGCTTACCTTTATGTGCTTTGACGATTGGAGTCGCCATATAAGTGATAAATCCCGGAACCTTGATAAGTTCATGCCATAGTTCATGGAACATATTGATAAGCAGACCGCGAATATGTGATCCATCATAATCCTGGTCGGTCATAATAAGAATACGACCATACCTCAAAGAATTAATATCCTTGTATTTCTTACCTGATTCCAATCCAATAATCTTCTTCAAGTTTGCAATTTCCTCAGTTGCTTCAACCTTCTTTGCAGAAATGTCTTTTACGTTCAAGAGTTTACCCTTCAAAGGAAACACTCCATAAAATTTACGTTGTTCTTGAGATAATCCACTAATTGCCATAGCCTTAGCTGAATCTCCCTCAGTAAGAAACAGAACACATTCATGACTCTTTGCAGTTCCAGCGTATACTGCATCATCTAGTTTAGGAATACCTGTTATCTTAGACTGCTTCTTTCCATCTGTCTTTTTCAACTCCTTGGTATCCTTTGCATCCTGAGCTTCCAAGACTTTTGTTACCACGTTTAGCTTTGAAATAATCTTCTTAAGAAAATCATCTCCCAATTTACAAGAAACCTTTGAAGTAAGAACTTCTTTCGTTTGTGAACTGAAAGATGGATTCTCTACAAAGCACACGATAAACACTGCCAAAGAATCACGAACGATACCTGGCTTTACCTTGATTTTCTTCTTCGTTTCCAAGTATGTTACGATATGATTCACAATTTGATTTGTAATTTCATCTACATGCTTTCCAGACCTAGTCCAAATACCGTTGACAAAAGAAACATTAAATCCCTTGTCTTGTGGACTATCTGAAACAGCAAGTTGCCAACCTGTTTGCGGAATGTCAGTTACAATGGCAGCGTCCGCTGGAAGATACCATGAAGCGTAAGATGTCAGATCACGAAACTTTACTGGCGTATCACACCAAGTTACTTTCACTTCCTTTCCAACTGTCATTGCCAAATCATAGACTCTTCTCTCAATAACACGAAGTAATTGAGGAGGAATCTTTGCTTCCTTCCATCCAAACCTCGCAAAATCAGGAGTCCATTCAATTTCTACATAAGGTTTAGTCTTACAAGCTTTGATAGAAGGTTCTCCGATCTTCGACATATTATCTTCGAATGTCTGGACGTATTTGAGCTGTCTCTTTGCATCAACAACCGTCAATACCAATTTCTTAGCAAAGATGTTTACCAACTTAACTCCATACCCATTCTTTCCACCTACCAACTTCTTTTCAGTTTTATCATAGTTTGTAGAAGTCAGAAGTTCTCCAAATATCATTTGAGGAATGTAGACTCCATATTCAGGATGCTTTTCAACATCTATAGATTCTCCATCATTCTTCATAACAATTGAAGTTCCATCAACTACAGATATTTCAATATGCTTCACAGGATTCTCAGACTTTCTTTGTTTTAGACGAACTACGTGGTCGTGTGCGTTAACGAGAAGCTCATCAAACAGTTTATAAAATCCTGGATTGAAAGTTGTTACAGTATCTTGGACGAACTTCTCTCCATCTACAATATATAATTCCTCTGAGGTATTCTCGATTGAACCGATATATGTGTCTGGAAGACTTAAAATGTGCTCACGATGTGTGTGCTTGCGATACTGCTTTGATAATTCCATTGTCCGTATGATACCAAGTTTTGAGTATGTGTAAATTCGTTTTATATGTAGAGTTTTAACGTTTTCAGCTTAATTACTTTAAATGCCACCTCGAAAGGCAAAGGTAGTTGTTAAAGAACCTTGTGTAGTTGATGAAACTCCCGTTGTTTTCTTTTTGAAAGTTGTTGATGAAGAATATGATGGAATAAATCCTGCTGAGGAAACGACTACATATTCCGAAATTCTGGTATCCGTTGAAAATACAACTAGAGAAAGATTCAATACTGATTTGATGAAAACAGTTTTAGATAAGATGACTACAGATAGATATACTCCTCAAACAGCTTGTTTTTGGTGTTGTCATTCATTTAATTGGTCTCCATGTATTCTTCCAAAATCGTATGATGCGTACAAGAATATTTATACATGTGAAGGAAACTTTTGTTCTCCTGAATGTGCTTTAGCATATACTTATGCAGACCATAAACTATCAGATTCTGCTAAATGGTCTCAACATGCTTTATTAGGTGATGTATATTCTGAAATGTATAAGAAGAGGACTTTATCCCCTGCCCCACCCCGTTCAACTTTAAGAATGTTTGGTGGATCTCTTGATATTGAACAATTTCGTGATTATATTAACGGAACGAACGATATCGTTCTTTGCGATATGCCTCCTGTACGTTTGCATTTCCCTTCTATGAACGTCCAAGGGCCTTTGAGAGATATTAAGAAGTATGTTTCTTTATCTACAGATGTTGTTGAAAAAGCAACAGAGCAATTAAGATTGAAACGTTCTAAACCTGTGAATCCGAATATCCAAACTTTAGATATGTGTATATCCAGAGCTTAAATAGATTTAGGTGTATTAAAAGAAATGATCCGACTACTACTTGGATTTTTTGCAGTTGGGATTGGAACTAATGTAGATATACAACCTTCTCCAACAGCAACAGCTTCAAAAACTTCCACTAAAACTACAACTTCTACAAGAACTTCTTTTCCATGTGGAATCAATACTCATACTTCCTACATTTCTTTAACCAGTTTTAGGTCTATGACTTCTACTAAAACTGGAACTCAATCAAAAACTGGAACTTTTTCAGCAATGCCGTCTGTTTCTGGAAGATCAACTAATACTATGACAGGATCTTCTCTACCTACTAAAAGTTTTGTAAGTCGCACATCAACTACAAGTTTACAGCAATCTAAAACTTCATCATCTTCGCCAACAATATCTACATCTTTAAGACAATCTAGAACATCAACTTCAAGTCCATCAGGAACTAGAAGCGCTTCACAATCTAAAACTAGCACATCAACAAATAGTTTTACAGCAAGTCCAAGAACAACTCAATCTATCCGTGTATCTCCTACATCTACATCAACAACTAGATCATCTAAAACGGGGACATCTACAGTATCTGTAACTCGATCAGCTTTAGAGTCTAAGACACCTACTGCTACTACCACTGTTTCTTCATCTATAAAGAATACTAATTCTGCTACTTCGACAGTTAGATCAACAGGAAGTTTACTGTCTTCTATAAGTTTAAGTCCAAATTCAAGAGCTACAAAAACATCTTCTTTGTCTGGAACACCTACAAGAAGTACAACTCAAACTAAAACTGGAACAGCAACTACAAGTTATACTTTTTCTGGATTTGAGACTTGGCCTATAACGGTCACTTCATCTCCAACGCGTAGTTCAACAAAAACACATTTATTTACTAATTCATCTTCATCTTCACTAACTCCTAGACCTAAACCTACAACAACAATTCAAAACTCGTTGACAGGTTCATCAACTAGTTCTGCATGTTTTACACAAACTTCTACAGCATCAGCAACAAATACAGTAACACCAACATATAGCTTAAGTCCACCCGTTTCAAGATCTAGCACATCTTCACCTACATCTACGAAATCGGCATCCTTAAGTAAATCAAGTACATCTTCAAGTTCTCAATCATCAACTACAACTTCATCTAAAACTATGTCTATGTCCACTACTCAAACTGCATCTATGATAACAAAAACAGCAACTGCAACTCCAACAAGATCATTAGTTTTAACCGTCACAATGACAATCTCTCCTAAAATATCTTGGACGACAACAAATGCAGAAACTTATACACCAACTACGACTTATATAATCTCTAAAAGTATGACCTTATCTACTACTCCCAACTCTATTCTAACAAGAACATCAAGTATAAGTTTTGTAAGTTCATATAGCAGAACAGCCAATGTAACTTTTTCATTCTTCACGATTTCTGGAACTCCATCTATATTCACGTATTCACCTAGCATTTCTGCATCTCCGTTAATATCCAGATCATCATCTGCAAGTTTGGAATCTTATTCTTCTTCTGTGTCTTCGTCTAGCACTGGAAGTCAAAGTGCGTCAGGAAGTTTCCAAAGTTATTCAGGAAGTGGTTCTCCAAGTATTAGTGCATCTTGGATAACATATTCGCCAATTAATACGCTTACAACAACTCTTTCTAAATCTCCATCTGCAACAAAAACTATTAATACGCGATCTTCAAGTAGTAGTCCCTCAGTAACTAAGTCTACAAGTTTATCATCTAGGCGAAGTATTACAAGAACAGGAATCTCATCATATACTTTCAATACCCAATCGGGGTCTTATACAGCAAGTTATAATTCTTTTACAAATACAGTAAGTTTTTCTGTAACATCTAGTTATTCACCTTCTGAATCTTATAGTTCAACATCTTCAAGTAGTTCAACTGCTACTTCTAGTTCTACTGCAACAGAAACCGCAAGTTCAACATCTACTGCCACTTCTAGTGCTACAGCTAGTGCAACTGCTACTGCAACCGCAACTGCAACCGCTACAGCAACTGCAACCGCTACAGCAACTGCTAGTTCTACAGCAACTGCTAGTTCTACAGCTACACCAACCGCAACTGCAACGGCTACTCCTAATTCTACTATTTCTTCATTAAATACTCAAACTCTTTCTGTATCTCCTTCTATTGTAAGTTTATCTGATAGCGCAACTCCTTCTTTTATAACAGTAACTCCTTCTAAAACTTATGTATTAAGTCCCTCTGCAACAATTAGTCAAACTAGAACTGTAACACCTTCAAGAAGTACTTCTGTATCTTTAACAAAAAGTGTAACGCAAACAAAAACTTATGTATTAAGTCCCTCTGCAACAATTAGTCAAACTAGAACTGTAACACCTTCAAGAAGTAATTCTGTAACGCAAACAAAAACTTATGTGTTGTCTCCAACTACAAGTATATCACCTTCAAAGACTTTTGTTCTATCTCCTACTGGAACTATATCTGTAACAAGAACTATGTCTCTTACAAGAACTAAATCTTTATCTTTTACTCGGAGCTTAACTCCTTCAAAAACATTTGTTTTATTTACAAAAACTATGTCTCCTACAATAAGCAAATCTTTATCACCTTCAAGGACCTTTGTTCGATCACCTACTATAAGTATATCTGTAACAATAACTCGAAGCTTAACTCCATCAAATACATTTGTTCCCATTACAAGAACTATGTCTCCTACAATAAGCAAATCGTTATCACCTTCAAAAACATTTGTTTTATTTACAAAAACTATGTCTGTAACAAGAACTAGAAGTTTAACTCCTTCAAAGACTTTTGTTCTATCTCCTACTGGGACTGTATCTGTGACAAGAACTAGAAGTTTAACTCCTTCAAAGACTTTTGTTCTATCTCCTACTAGAACTGTATCTGTGACAAGAACTAGATCTCAATCCATGACAAGAAGTCGTTAAACTTCTTGCCTTTTAATACCAGTTGTAACTTTAATCATTTGTTTAGGTTGAACTTCTCGATTAATATCAAGTTTAATAATTCCTGTAGTCATTTCAGGATGACAAATAGTTTTTTCTTCCTTAAATATCTTCTTATATTCTGCAATTATGTGTGGAGGAACCGCTGGGCTCGTTTCTAATAAACGCTCAGCAGTCTCTCGAATGATCTTTAACATATCCCTTGCACGAATGCGTTCATTCTTAGGTAACGTCATTTCAATAGCAATAAATTTTAGAAGTTTACTGTATTGTAAAGCTGTAATACGACAAGCCTCTGTTTTCTTAGCCCATGAAAAATAAGATCCAATTGTACTTAAAATTCCCGTAAATAAACTTACTCCTCCAACTCCAATTGAAGCAGCAGAAGGGTTACTAAAAATCATTTGACTCGAACCACTAACAAATCCTGTTACTGTACTCAGAACAATCACAGGAAGAGCTATGTATGTATTCATTTTACTGTAATACCTCTCGGCTTCGGTATACAACCATGCAAGGCCACTACACTTTTCTCCTTCTTGGGCAATTAAAGTTTCTAACGCATCATTCCAACTAACTTCTTGCTCGTCTGCCATTATTTCTACGCTTTACTTTTTTAGTATTTTTGGATTGTTTACGTCTCTTTGTTCTTCCTCCTTTTCCTAATGCAGCTCTAAGTTCACGAGGAATACCTTCATGTTCTGGATGCTTTTTTGCGCTTTTAGCATCAATACTTTCTATACGACCAGGTTCTTCATTTACAGGAGTATTAGACCTAGAACGAGCCTCACCCAATTCTGCTTCCTCCAAAGGATCTTTGTACCTAAAAGGTCCTTCGAACTTCTTTTCGTTTGGTCGTTGAGCCATTTATATATAGAGAACATCAAATTAGCAAATGAAGACGTGGTTTACTCCTATTACAGACGTCCAAAAAGAACGCGAAATAAGATGTACTATAGAATGTCAACGTAATGTTCCTCAGAATAATAAGCAAACCCAAAGTGTTAGTCAAACGAGGATGGATTCAATTATTCATTATATAACTACACTTCCTTCAATTCGTAATTTATTATATATATCTCACCAAGACTATCTGCCTAACGAATATGAACCTATTCAACTTGAAACAGATATTTATTTCAAACTTATAACTTTGAAGCACATAGATGGCCAACTAGATAATATTCATTTTAAATTATTCTGCTACGAACATGATATTTCTTATTTACAAGCATTTGTAGATAAATGTAACTTGGAACACGAACGTCGTATGGCTAATAAATTAGGAACCTCCCTGTTTTATTTTGATATGATGACAAATCCTAAAAATAAACGAACATCACAGAATCCTTTACCTACTACTCATCTCATTTATACAAAACATAAATTCCAGACTACTAGAACTTTTGACAATGTCTTTTTTGAACAAAGACAAAACGTTAAGAAACATGTAGAGTTTTTTCTAACAAGAAGAGATTGGTATGAAAAGAAAGGTATTCCTTATACGTTAGGATTCCTGTTTCATGGTAGTCCAGGAACAGGTAAGACTTCATCTATAAAAGCAATCGCAAATACTTGTCATCGTCACATTATAAACGTTCATCTCTCTGAAATTAAAACAAAGGCACAATTACGTCACTTATTTTTTAATGAAGATATTCACGTTCATAATGGCAGTGTAGTTGAAAAGTTTGTGATTCCAGTTCATGAGCGTCTTTATGTTATTGAAGATATTGATGCTATGGGTGATGCTGTATTGCGTCGTGAATGGAAGAAGCCAGTTTCATCAGTTGAAGAAAAACCTAAGGAAAAGGAACCATGGGAGAAAGAAGAAGAACCTGAAATTATTGATTTGTCATTTCTCTTAAATTTACTGGATGGAACTTTGGAGACTACTGGAAGAATTATCGCAATTTCTTCAAATTTTCCGGAAAGAATTGATAGAGCTTTAATTCGTCCTGGTAGAATTGATATGATTATTCATTTCAAAAAGTGTAATAAACAAATCTTAGGTGAAATGCTGGAAAGCTTCTATGACAAGAAATTTGAAGATCTTGGTATAGAAGATTATAAATGGAGTCCTGCAGAAGTTAATCAAATTCTATTTCGTAACTTTGGAGATTCTGATAATGCTGTTCGTGAACTTAAAGAGTTAGTTTCATCTGATCTTTATGGATTTGATATTATTCAGGATGAATGACATGCCTTAGATAATCTAATAATATTTTGACAATATTTCCAAACACTATCCTTAGACTTTAGGTCCATCATACTATAATATTGTTTCATCTTTGCAATGATATCCATACCATCTTCCTTGTATTCTTCAAACTCGGAATTCAAGAAAAATGCTTCATCGTGTCCTAGAATTTGATCTTCATACTTAATTGCGCTATCATAAATAGTTTTTGCCAACATAGAAGGATTGGTAGACTTCATAAGTTTGAGTGCAGTCATTAAAATAGCAAAGTCAGGATCATCGGGATACATTTGAGATAACTCATCTGCAAAACTCGAAACTTGGTCGAACAAGGCAGTCATAAGAACTATCTTAGATGCCATTGTTATTTACTGTCATTTTCTGTTAAAATCTTACTTACGTGAGATACCGCCATATTCTGATTCTCTTTGCTTAGTCATTGCTTCCATGCGCGAAGCCACATCAGTATTTGCAGAAGTTTTAGCTCCTGCAATAGTGTTCTGAGTCTTTGGTTCAGGAGCTGAACCACCTTGATTTGTAATTGGAGTATCTAGGAAGGTATACATACTACCTCCTTCTGATGCAAATGCATTTGGATTATCCCACAAAGAAAATCTTTCACCAATTCCACTATCAGAAAATCCCCAAGGAGAATATTCACCGGGTGCGACAGCGGATGAACCTCCAGATGCGATTGCTGATTGAGATGTAGGTATCTGTGTACGTGCTGCAGTTGGTTTAGAAATATATCCAAAGATGTCCTTACCCACAATTACATCTTTCGTATCGGGGACATACAATGTAGGGACTTTCTTCAAGAATGCAGGAATCTGTTCACGAGGAAGGCTTTCTACTAAAATAAACTTAAATAAAGATGATTTATTTAGAGCTTTCAAGGTCTCAATAATTTGCTTGGAATTCGGGCAACGCTCACTATAAAATAAGTAGGGTTGCGACATCTTGTAAAGTTCATGGAAAAAACGGATTGAACATTAACGAAATACTTACAATAAGAAAATGGCATCAATTGAAAATATTAAAATTTCAAATGAAGGGTTCGAGTTATCATGTGAACTCAAAAACGTCCCTGTTACGTTTGTCAATGCCCTTCGACGAATTACTTTAGCAGAGATTCCTGCTGTTGTAGTTCGCGATGTTCAAATTTTGGAGAATACTACTCAGTTACCTCATGAGATGTTGAAGCATCGTATGGAAATGTTACCTATCAATATTCATCCTACAGATTCTTCAATGGTCAAAGATACAAAAATTGAAGTGAGGGTTGTAGCAGAGAAGGAAACTGCAGATAAACTTGTAACCACTGATGATTTTGTGGTTGAATCTCGTAAGGAAGGTATTCTTATGCGTGATCGGGATTTCGATACACCACTGTTATTCCTAAAGGTTCGTAAAGGAGAATCAGTTCATATAAAAGCAAGATTAGCTGTTGAAAATGATCATGTTTCACAAGTTTGTACTGCTACAACTAGTTGGCATGTAGACCCCGAACTTGCAAAGAATGCTCGTAAAGAGTTTCAAGAATCAGGTGAAGATGTTCGTATATTTGATAATACGTTGATTCAAAGATATTATTCTCGTGATGCTCGTGGTCGTCCGAATTGGTTTGATTTCTTCGTTGAGAGTGTAGGTGTCTTGAAATCAAAAGAGATTTTGGGAATGGCAGTTAAAATCTTGAAGAAGAAGATGGATGAATATATGCGAGATGCTCTTCAAAATATTCAACGTGAATCTGACCCCGGAACGTTCAATGTAACATTGGAACAAGGTGGACATACTCTTGGTGCTTTATTGCAAGAAGTTGTATACTCTGATGCAAATGTTAACTTTGTATCCTATGATATACTCCATCCTCTAAAAAATACAATGGTGTTGCGATTTAATACTGATAAGTCACCAGAGTCAATTTTGAAAAATGCTCAAAATGCTATTGAGGAATATTGTTCAGTTGTAGAAAAGGGTCTATAATAACAATGGAAGCAGGATTTATAAAATTTGATCCAGCAAGTGAATTTGAGATTATTGAGACGTTAGATTTCGAAGAAGAGGTGGCAAGACCAGAATCTATGCGATTTTTTACTTTAGATGAACAACTTACCGATTACTTTGATAAAGTTCTTCCTAAGAAAGCCAAAATAACTAAATTTGAATACGCAAAAATCTCAAGTGAAGTTGATCGCTTAAGAGATATTTATAGAGAAATCATTACTGTAACTGATACAGATTATATAGTTGATCTAGCTCGTAAAGAAGTTCATGTTCCATGGGTAAAACCTATTTATTCTGATTTTTCTTTAAATTCGTATTCTTATGCTGAAAGTTGGAATCCTTTGTATAATCCACCCCTGCGTTCTACTGCTAATTATTATTCACGTATGTTAGCTGCATTACCTAAACCTTACAAAACTACAGGAGAAGGTGTTCCATTAACTGTTAGTGAAACTGTTGTGAATGAAGAAGGACTAAATGCTGTGAACGCTCTTGGAATTTATCAAAGAACAAAAGGAGTTATTCATGAAGATGGAACATTTACAGTTGTTAAAGTTCCTGTACTGAATACTGCAGATGACATTAAAACTCGTGGATTTTTTATTGAAGCAAGACCTGATAAAATCCCTCAGCCTTTTCCTGAACACCCATTTCTTGCTTCGAATGGTCCATCGAAGCTTTTAACTGAAGAACCTTTACTTAGAGTCTTTCCTACAGTTGAGGCTATTTTAAATCATGGTGTTCCTGTAACTGAGGATCCTTACAAAGAAGGTCTCAAATACCTTAAAATTTACGATGTCAAAATGAGTCAGATTCCTTGGATTTTATGGAAAGAACGATTTCCTCCTGCACCCACAATTTCTCAAACTCCTACAATTCAATCAGTTAAATTTGATTTAGGAAAAGATGAATCTGGGCCATCTAAGAAACTTCAAGATGTTTACCAAATTAAATGGAGCGAAGGTCTTGAACCTAGATATTGGTTAAGTCTTCAGGAAGACTGTGGAAGACTTGTTGCAAAAATGTTACTTTCTAATTCTAGTAAAGCAGGGTTATTACCTCCTGCTCTATCTAATGAAAAACCACAAATACAATTAACTCAAAGTACTGCAGAAGAATGTTTATTAACTGGAACATTCGATGAATTTTTGAATTCTGGTGTTTATCGTTCTCCTTCATGGGAAGATGTTTCAAAAGCAATTGATAAACATAAACCTCTTCCTTCTGGATTTTGTATTCCAACTACTGTGATTATTCAGGAACGTCAAGATGCAATTGTAGGAGGAAAGAAAGCATGGACTGAAACTACCGATACAGATATCTTGAAAGATCATCAAGAATTATTAAAGGATTATCAAATGAAAGAGAATAAACCTAAAATTCCTAAATATGAAAAGTTTGCAATACAACCACAATCTGATATTCGCCGAATGATTTTAGCAGTTATGAAAGATGAAACCAGATTTCCAATTGATAAAGCAGATGCAATTGAAAAATTATTAAGAGGAAAAGATTTTAAGGATGGTATTTATCTTGATGGTGAATCATTTTTGATATGCGGTCATACTTTAGCAATTATGAAAGGTTTATTGGAAGATGATGAAAAACAATTCTTTGAAACATGGACGGCTGTTGAAGAAGGGTATCGTACTTGTAAGTTTTGTAGTGAACGAGTAAGCTCTAATGTATTTGTTACTCAAGATGATTTTGATGAAGACGGAAATCCTATTATTTCAAGTGATGTTTTAGGCGGTGGTCCTTCTTTTCATGGAGATTCTCATATTGTTTCGTTTGCTTCATCATTAACTCAACTTAAAACTGTTTTTAATCTGGACAACGCAGGAGAATCAATTCTTTACTTATTACTTTCTTTATTCCAAGTTCTTCCTGCTGAAACTCAATTATTACCTGTTTTACAGAATGTTAAAGATGCTTCAGCAGTTCTACGTAAAAATTCAAAAATCAATAAAGAAACTATGGAACGCACAGAAGGTTTGCTGGGTATCGCAGCAATGGTAGTTTTATTACAAACTCATAACCCTTTCTTGATTCCTCGTAGATCATTTGGTTCAAAAATTCTAAAGCTAACTGGATTTCCTCGTGATACAGATGATGATAAAGATTCACCCGTTCTAGATATTATTATCTCAGTTTTGAAAACTACTTTTTCTGAAACTCCTGGAACATTTAAAGGTTCTGTTAAATCTTTATTACGCAAAGTAATTTCTAAACCTAAAGAAATTCGTAAAGAATCATTACCTTTCATAAAACAAGCGCATAAAAAGTTCATAGTTCAATTTTCGACATCAAAAGATAGATATGTTACACCTATTGAAACTCAACAAACTGGACAGATTTCATTACCCTTACTTTTAATTCCTAAAACTGAATACACACCTGATGAAAGAATGGGTAATGAAGAAAAGATGGGTGAATGTAACATAAATATTCCAAGAACTTATCTAGCAGGGAAACTTCCTCCTAATGTAGTTCAAGAATCTATAACTTTATTTACTACAAAACCTTCATTACAAGCTTTATATATTCAACCTCAACCTGAAAAATTCCGTGCTGTAAAAGTTACAGATGCTGAAATTCGTGAAATGGTTAAATTGGGATTTCCTAAGAAAACTAAATTAGATAAGATTGAAACATTTATGAAAACTGAAACCGATGCTACATCATTTCTTGCTTTATTAAATCGTATTTTAGATATCTTGGCACTCAATAAATATCCTTTCAAAAAACTTGAATATTATCGCGAAAGAGCATTGGATTCAAATCGTGATTCTACTCGTGGATTAATTTTTAAGTTATTACATGAAGTTTCAAAGGATGAAAATAGTACAGCATTTCTTCAAAAGCTTTCAATTGCTTCTCAACGTGATCTGACAATTAGTATGATTTTAATAACAAAAGAACAAGCTACTCAACAAGAATCTGAATTACGAACTCGTGAGCGTGAAGTTTTTAAGCAAAGAATGCGGTCTTTAGATGATACTCAGCGTGAAGTAACAAAAATGATGTTAGATATTGGTATTGCTCCTTACATTATTACCAATGAAGACCGTGAATTATTCAAAAGAGAATATAACATTTCAGATCCTGAAGAAGAATATTCTAGAGTCGCAGCTGAAGAAGATGCGGATAGACCCGAAGAAGGTTATAACGCTAATCGTGATTCAGAAGAAGGTGAACCTATTGTTGTTGATGGTCGTGAAATAGAAACAGATTATGGAGATTACGGAGATAGAAGAGAAAGACCTTACGATGGAGGAGATTATAATACTGTTGGGTTTAATGAAGATGAAGGTATGGGAGTTTAAATCATCATTTTTTCAATAGTGTAGTTGCGTGATTTGTATAAAGATAAACGTGTTTGAAATTGTCTTCTAAATGCAGGATCAACAATGTCTATTATAAGAGGATGAATTTTACGTCCTTTCTTTTCAACTCTTAAAATTCTACCAACAATTTGATCTACATCTGGGCGTGGAGTTGCAATCAATAACGTATTCAAAGTAGCTACATCAAATCCTTCTTTACACATTGAATAAGTTGCAATCAAGATACGTTTTGTTGAACACCATTCAGTTCTTTGGGCTGATTTAACTTCACGACCAAGAACACATGCCGTTTCTTTTATTGCAGGTGGTAACATATCATAAAGAAGTTTTGTATGTTCTACACGATCCGATAGAACTAGAATTTGTCTGTCTAGTTCACCTACCATATCTACCAGAATATCAATAAGCATTTGATTTCTAGGTTTGTAATCGGTAACCTTATTAATCATCAGAGAAGTAAACATAACTCCTGATGAATTATAAATAACTTCGTTGTATTCAGGATTCTCGGGTTCAAATTCATAATATTCAACACGAACTTTCTCATCAACTTTATCTGATGTATCTGATTTGTATAAAAGCGGACCAAGAAACCAATTTATAACATACATTAATTTATCTTTGCGATCTGGTGTTGCAGAAAGACCTAACATATGTTTACAAGTCAATTTTGGAACTGCTCGTGAGAAAGCTTCAGATGCAATATGATGACATTCATCAATAATTGTTAGACCAATATCTTTAAATAAATCTGGCGCATATTCTTTTAAAGAAACAGACTGTAACATAGCTACAATAATATCTTTATCTTTAATATCAATTTTGTCACCTTGAACTGAACCAATTCTTGCTTTTGGAAGAAATGCAGAAATACGTTCAATCCATTGATCTCTTAGAAAAGTATTATGAACTAAAACTATCGTTGGAACTTTAAGTTGTGAAGCAATGTATAAGGCACAAACAGTTTTACCTCCACCTGTTTGAAGACACAAAATACCATCACGAGGTTCAGGACAAAGATATGAATTAACAACTTCTTGTTGAATAGGTCTTAATGCACCAGTAAATTCCCAATATTTTGATTCTGTTTGTGGAACATCTCTTTCAGTTTTAGGAATTCCAAATTCTTGAATACCATAATGTTTAGGAACATACATATGCTCTGCAGTTTCTACATATACAGGATACCTGGTAACATACTGAGGTTTCACAAAAACAGCTGGGACATAAGGTTTAACATTTAGGATACCTTTAAGGTGATGTAGATTTGGTATATCTTTCTTAGCAATTTGATATCCTTTTAAGGTCAACATTGCATTTAAGCAAGTAATTTAGATATCTTCCGTTTTGTATCTAGAAATTCTAATGGTAAAGAGTAAATGTATACACCTGCCTTTGTAGAGTTTTTAGGAACATCTCTTTTAATTGGAGCAGTTTCTTTTACTGGAACTCCTCTATTAATTGTCGCAGCATTAGCAATTGCAATTTCATTTGGTGGTAAAATTTCTGGAGGCCATTTTAATCCTGCTATAACTGCTTGGGCTTTAGCTTCTGGAAAAATTGGTAAAACAAAAGCTTTAACTTACATTATCGCACAAGTGGGTGCCGCTTTATTTATTTGGGTCATGGGTTCTTTTGTAAAGATGTAAAATGGATTTATTAGTCTTCAAAAGTATGAAGTCAACAATGGAAGACAGACATCCAACTTCAAACCTTACAAGCCAACAACGCTACCACAATTACAAATTGCTCTTGGATACTCATGAGTTCTTTCTCAATGGAGGAAGGATAACTGAGGATTGGTTAGAAGAGCACAAAGTATATATTCTGAGGTATCGGTCTTGGTACTCAGATTATACTACTATGAATGATGAAGTTGAAGATGAGAACTTCAGGAAGATTTGCAAAGATGTCGAGACTATTCTCAGCTATCTAATCATGCAGATTGATAAGACTAACACTTACGACCCTAAAGTTTACAAAATCTTGAACGAGTATCTTAAAAACATGTGTGAGTGTCTATTCAGTGATGATGAATTGAATGAACTCATGAATAATATGCGTCTTTAAATAATGATACCTGTACGATATTTAACAGGGGTTCGTAATAAAACTTTAAGAAAAAAAGAAATAACAAAAAGGTCAAAACTTTCATGGAAAAATCCAAAAGCGTATAAGCCTTTTTTAACTGATAAAAATATGAAAACTCGAAAATCTAAATATATGATTGAGTGGAAGCGTAAGTTTCCTAATTCATCAGGTCTAAAAAGATATTCAGAAGCTACTGGTGTTCCTGAAAAGTTGATAAAAGAATCTTATAATCGTGGTATGGCAGCATGGAGAACAGGTCATCGTCCAGGAGCAACTCAACAACAATGGGGATATGCAAGAGCAGCAAGTATGTTACTTTGTGGAAAAACTCACTATACAACAGATAAGGATATTGTAGACAAAATAAAGAAAACATCTAAGGGAAAATCGTGGTTTAAAAAGACATGTAAAAATTCTAATGTGAAATATCAAAGATGAACAGGGTTTTTGATTATAATGGAACAATTGTTTCGCCTTCAAAACCTGTGAAACAATTAAAAACTGTTCAGAAAACCCTTATTATTGATTCCGGTGATCGTAACTTATCTCAATTTCCCGATAACGGAGATTTTACAGTTTATTTACCACGTGTATACGAAAATGTAGTTTGTATACGTCTTGTAGGTGCTGAGTTTCCCCCAACTATTGGATTAAATGTTGGACCACCTGCAAGTAGATCACTTTTCAGTATTCCAACATTCTTACCCTTATATTTTCTAATTGAACTTGATGGTTTAAATAAAACTGATGAATGTTCGGTTGCCGCAGATAAATCTGGTAATCCTAATGGATGTTTTGCTAAGATTGTTCTAGATGCCGCAAGTAACACTGTCCCTACACTTTTTAACGACAAATCTCAACAGGATAATTTTGCACAATATACACCTGCAATTGGAAGACTAGATAGATTACATATTCGTACTAGATTTCACAATCAAAAGAAATCAAATACTTACTTTAGTTGGCCTACTGAATATTCCTTGACTTTACAACTTGAGATGCTAGATAATTCATTTGATGAATTTTCTCAATTTGAAACTCATGTGAGTGATCGCAAATAAAAATGGCCTTCCGGCACTTTTATTTGGTTTTTACTCGTCTAACAAATTTTGCAATGTTTGGAAGTGACCGCTATTACGGGCCTTTATGAATACTGTATAACCCTGAGGTAGCTCAGATAGCTTGAAGTACATAGAGTTCATGAACTTATCACGTTCAGGAATACTTAGGAACATCTGTGATACTCCTGCTGCCTCCAAGTCGTAGAACTTGTAATCCATAAACCTTGAAATCACAATTGTCTGGTCTGGCCTCTGTACCAAACACTTACGTCCATGTAAAGGAAGAGGGTCAAATGGGTCAGGTAGATTAACCTGACGAAGAATATCTGTAAACGTATCTTCACCTGGAAGAGCAGGAAGAGGCTTCATCTCGGGAATCTCAACCTCTTGAAAATCTCCAGGATCAATTGGAATCAAAGGAGGCATATCAGAGTAATCCTCCTCATCCTCAGTACCAGTATACTCGTACTCATACTCCTCTGAATCATCCTCAAAATTCTCCTCGAGTGCCTTGTATCCTAACCTATTCAAGAGATGTGTTAGTGTCACATGGATAGGCTTTGAACCATTATGAACCCTGTTTGTTCCATAAAGAACATTACTTAGTGATCCGTCGCAAGAGCATACCCAATCGTACAGAGAGGGATAGTGAATATCCATAATGTAGTCGTAAAACTTACCATTGTGAATGGTACAGTGTCTAATAAGACCCTTCTTCTTTGCATCCCTCCATGCCTCACGAGTCGTGTAATCCAACTCTCTCTCGAGAAAGAAGTAAGAATCTGCTGATCCGTTATTTGTTGTATGCCCTAGTTGCATCATTGTCTTTCCAAAGTCGCGGGAATGCTTGTTCCACTTGAGTAATAAGAATTGATTCATTTGTGATGACATCTTGATTGTTGTTACACATTCAAAATGTGACGTTATGAAATCCGTTTTCAATGTAAACATTCTAACGTAATCGTTTTCCTAAGGATACAAACGTATCCAAAGTAAAAAGAAACACAACACCAGTGAAAATGTATAACATCATATCTTGTGATGAAGGTTGTTCGTATCCAGTCTTATTCTGTTGAATCATGTGCAGAATCTGATTTAATTTAATGTCGTTTGCTGCTTCTTGGAATGATGGAGGTGCATAAGGAAAACTAGTTCCACCATTTGAAGGAATCATAGGAGTCTTATAAGATGAAAAATTTGTCATCTTTTCAATTCTCTCAACTTTAGCAGGACTATAGTTAGATTGCATTTGTTCGTCACTTTCTGCAATGGGTAACGACCCAGATAGGTCATCTATCGTTTTTTTATTTTTCATAATAGATGCTTGAGTTCGTTGCATAGGTGTAGGATATATTCGTCCTTCCTTTTCACCATCTCTAGGCTCTTCTTTATTATACTTAGAAGCCATTGTATGCTGTCTTTTGGGAAACGGTGAACCCCAAACTTCTTCTATACTAGCCATTCCACTTGTTGAAAAGCATATACAAAAATATTAACATTCGATTCAAATAAATGAGACTCACTTCTTTAGAACTTGGAGCTGTAGTTTTAACTATTGCTTATATTGCTTTCTATACCCACCCTGCCCCTCGTCATATTGTAGACTTCGTATCTTCTCCTGTAGGTAGTGTAGTTACGTTATTGGGTGTGTTATACGTGACTGTTAAACAAAGTTTTGTACTTGGTGTGTTTCTTGCCATTGCTTATGTTCTAACAGTTCAACAAGTAACTGAATATTTAGACCCTAATGAACAAAATCCTAAAACACCCGACATCAAAGAGCTATCTAAAATTCTTGAATCTGTTAAGTCTCCTTCAATGACCAAAGGAACAGAATCTAAACTTCCAGTAACTTTACCAGAACCCCCTGCATCAGAAAAGAAAGGAACTCCTTCAACTCCTCCTGTCTCAACTATTCCTGTTAAAGCGACACCCCCAAAGCAAGTCGAACATTTTGCTCCATTTTAAGTAAGGATGCTTGAATACATTAATAAGGCAGCGAATTCTCCGTTTATTATTGGCATTATGATGCTACTTTTAAATATTGGAAGTCGGTTTATCGTTCATGAGTTTAGTAAAGATGATAAGGAATACAGTGAAAATATTCTTTTGAGGAGATTCACTGTATTTGCTGTATGTTTTGTAGGAACTCGTGATATTGTTGTGTCTACAATTTTAACTGCTGCTTTTGTCGTATTAGCAAGTGGTATCTTTCGTGGTAAAGGACCATTTTCTCGTGAAGGAATGGAAAATCCTGAGACAGACTTAAGAGCTGCTGCAGGACTACCTGGAAAAGTTGATTCGCCTGGTTACGACAAAGAAGAAAGACCTATGTTTAAATGATTAGAGCTTGATTGTAACACTATTCTTACCTGTTGACCCCCCACCCTTCTTCATTGCTGAAGGAGGTGACATTTTTACACTCTTAGTTTCAACGCCAGCATTGACTGATTTCAGTAAGTCGTCAATATTGACAGGTCCTTTCATTTCACGAGCAGGTTGAATTGCTGCTGCTGGAGGTTGAGGATTAGGTTTCTTGTTCATCATACGATTCATTACAGTCGACGCTTTCTGAGTCGGTTGAGGAGGTGGAGGAGGTACCATTCCACTCATGAAATTAGAAAGACCAGATAAAGGATTTGAAAGTGGGGGTGGGGGAGGAGGAGGTTGTTGACGTACAGATTGAGATTGCTGTTGCATTGCAGCAGTTGCTAATTGACGAGCAATATCAGGATTCGTTCTCAGAATCTGATCCATATTAGGAATAGGAGACTTCATTGCCATTTGATTCGTCAAGTGGACCATATAAACCATCATACAAGTACGAATAGGAATACGAACTAGAGGATGCATTTTCAACTTATCGCCATACAAATCATAAAGCTCTTCAAAATCCTCTTCCATATCTGCTACATTCATTTGTGCGGATTCAGAAAGACCATCTAATCTCAAACCAAATGCTTGCATAATAGGGACATTCTTAGAACTCCATTCCATTGCTGACATACCCGTAATATACCAATCACAAAACTGTTTGATAGTCTGGTCCATAGCCTTCTCCTTTCGAATAAATTCAAGTTCCATCTTCATTTCATCCAAAGGTGATTCCAAAGTGAATCTCTTACGCATAGGTACTCCTAGTTTATTCAACCTTTCAAACTTACGAAGCATCTCATATTTCTCTTTCATCGTGTGCTCTTCAGACATTCTGCGAGATGACATAGAAGGACCCATAAATGATTCAGCGTTCAAGTTCTTGAACCCATCATTTTCCATAGGACCAACATCTTGAAACGATGGCATCAGCTTAGGTGCTTCCTCAAAGGTAGGTAAGTCTACAACATTAAAAGAAGGAAGGTCTACACTATCAAGATTAGGCAAATCAATATTGGTAGACTCTGTAATTTTTGGATTCGTTAAAAAATCAACTCCAAGGACATCACCCATTTGTCTGAATGAACGAGTCGGTTATGAAAACTTAAACGCAATAATATAAATAGATGGCATTGTCTCCAGGTATTATGAACACACGGGAGGGACAAACATACATGTTTAGTATAATTGGACCAGGGAAAGCGCCCCTAACTCCTAATATTGAAAAAATTGTCTTACATGGAACTGTTGTAGAGAGAAGTATGTTAGACACGATGGGGATGTTGAAACTTAATAATCTTAGATGGGATAGAACAAGTCCGTATAATATTAAAGATATTAAAGGTTTAACACTTAAAACAGATAGCAAATCTAAAACAGGGTATAGTGCATTTTTAACTCCTTCTGCTTATGAATGGAGCGTTACTCCTAGTTCTGGAGGAATGAGTAGAAAAACTAGAAAACGTAAAACTAGACAACGTAAAACTAGACACAGAAAATAGTAGAATAATCTGCGCGTTATAAAAACTTAAACGCAATAATATAATGGATGAACCTGAGAGAATACGATCTTGGCCTCCCATGGCAAAAGCTCTTGCTATGGGAAGAGTTGATGAATTAAGAGAAATGTTATATAAGACAATTGTCGATAACAAACTGTATTCTCATACACCAGAAATTACTAAAAAGATTGCAAATGAAACATTCTCAATTAATGGTATAAATAATGTAACCCCACTTATGTTAGCCTGTTCTCAAAATACGCCTGAATCTAGTCAGATTGTTAAAATGTTAATTGATGCCGGTGCAGATGTCAATAAAAAAGGTGGAAATAATAATGATGAAATACCATTAGTGTACGCTTCTCTTCTTTCAACTCTAGATGTCGTTAAATTATTACTTGATGCTGGCTCTAATATTAACAGTACAACTGGAAAAGGGAATACAGCGTTAATGTTAGCTTCGCAAGCAAGAAACGTAGAAATTATGAAATTATTAATTCAAAGAGGTGCAAACATTAATGTTAAAAATGTAGATGGAATGACCGCTTTTATTACTGCATGTTATACTTTTCAAGGTAGTGATAGTGGACCACGTCAACGTCAAGCAATTAAATTATTGATAGATAATGGTGCCGATACATTTGCTGTTGATAATAAAGGGAAAGGAGCAGCTAAATATATAAGCGCCAATAACAAAGACTTTTTATTAAGACTTATCAATCGAAAACTTGATGCTAAACAACAACTTGCAACTTTTTCAGAAGGAGAAATTGTCAAAGGAAATGAAGGATTACCAACAGATGTTATTAAAAACATTGGGTCATTCTTAGGACTTCAACCTACTAAACGTGCAGGAAGAAAACGAATTAATAAGACACGCAAACATAAAAGTAGAAATGCTAAGAATACCAATTCTCGCAAAAGATATTCAAGTTGAATCACCATTTAATTTTCCACTTGATCCGTTTCAAAAACATGCAATTCAAGCAATTACAAATGACGAAAACGTTCTTGTAACTGCTAAGACTGGTTCAGGAAAAACTTTAATTGGTGAATTTCAAATTCATCATTCTCTTTCAAAACAAAAACGTGTATTTTATACAACTCCAATTAAATCACTATCAAATCAAAAATTTCACGATTTAAAAAAGATATTTCCAAGTGTTGGAATTATGACTGGCGATATTAAATTCATGCCTCATGCAGATGTAGTTATTATGACTACTGAAATATTGAGGAATCTTCTTTTCAAACAAGGAACTTCAACTGAATCAGTTGGTATGACTGCGAATCTTTCGTTAGATAAGTTAGATGCTGTTGTATTTGATGAAGTTCATTATATTAATGATCCTGATCGTGGAAAAGTATGGGAAGAATGTTTGACTTTACTTCCTTCTTCTATAAATCTGGTTCTGTTATCTGCTACAATCGACAAACCTGAAAAGTTTGCAGGATGGTTAGGAACACTTAAACAAAAACCTATTCATCTTATTTCTACTGAATATCGTATCGTTCCATTAAGTCATCAACTTCCTGATAAGACGGTTGTAATGGATTCTAAAGATGTATTTCATCGTAAAGTGTATATTGATTGGTATAATAATCACTTTGCTCTACAAGATAATCAGCGAAAGCATAAAGAACGCGTTCAGTCTCGTGAAGAAGGACAAGTAATTAAGAAAGAAGAACATACCAAAAGTTTTGTGGATCGTATGAATACTCTTATTACTGAAATGGAACTTCCTGCTTTATTCTTTGTATTTTCAAGAAAGTTATGTGTTGATCTTGCTAAGAAAGTAAGTCATACTCTGATTGATTCTTCTGATGCAGCCGCAGTTCGTCATATCATAAAGTTTCATTTGCACAGATACCCTGAACTTGAAAAGATGGCACAATATTATGAATTGACTGATTTGTTACAAAAAGGTATAGCATATCATCATAGTGGAGTCTTACCAATCTTGAAAGAAATTGTCGAAATTCTATTTTCTCGTGGATTCATTAAAGTTTTATTTGCTACTGAAACATTTGCAGTTGGAATTAATATGCCTACTAAAACTGTCGTATTTACATCTTATCGCAAATATGATAGTTCATCAGATAGACATCGTATGCTAACAACTTCTGAGTATATTCAGATGGCGGGTAGAGCTGGAAGAAGAGGTAAAGATGATAAAGGTATTGTTATTTATCTTCCTATGCGTGACCCTGAAACTCATTATGATGTTGGAGTTATGATGACAGGTGCAAAAACTAAACTTTCTTCAAAAATGTGTTTTGATTATTCATATGTTCTCTCATCTCTTCAATCTGGCAAGAATATTCGTAATGATACATATTGGGCTTCTGAACGTCGTGAAGAAATTCAACTTTTAGAAAACGAGTTAGTTGAAAAGATTTCTAGTATGGCTCTTACAGATTACAACGTTATTGAAGAATGTAGAAAACGTGAAGACTTAGAATTAAGATTACGTAACTCTGTTAATTCTGAGCGTAAAGCAGTTCAAGCAGAATTAGGTAGATGGCAAAATACTCATATGGGTCCAAAATGGGTAGATGGATGGAAATCTTATAAGGAACAGAAAACTTTATCTGAAGAAATTGAAACTTTGAAATTGAATATTTTATTAGCGAAAGATTTCGATTGGGATCTTGAGAATTGCAAAAAAGTCCTGAGGAAGTTTGGATACATGCAAGAAAATGAACTTACTTTAAAAGGTATACTTGCTTCTGAGATTCACGAAGGACATCCTTTATTAATGTCTTATGCTTTCACTGAAAAGTTCTTACATAATAAATCTGCTACTGAAACTGTTCTTTGTCTTTCTACATTTCTTGAAGACGTGAAAACTGAAGAAATTTCTAACATATCTGCATTTCATAAATTAATGTTAGAAGAATCAGAGCGTATCAAAACATCCGAATTAACTTTATCAAAAGAAACGTATTGGGAATTGACTTCGTATTGGTATGAAATTATGGAACAGTGGATGAATGGCAATGATTATGTATGTGAGTTATTTGGTGTCGAACATGGTAATTTTGTTAAAGCTGTTTTGAAATTATCTAATATAGTTGAAGAGTGGATTAATTTAGCTACAATTTCCCAAGATGTTGAAATCATTGAAAAAATGAAAGATGTTCGTATTTTGTTAGTTCGTAGTTTTGTAGTTCCTAACAGTCTATATCTTCAAATCTAAATGCTAATCTACGTTTCCATGTAGATTGATTCAAATTAACTGAATATACAATTCTACCTTTTGTTCCAGGATCTACAGTATTAGGACATGTAATGATTCTTTTCCATTCAGGTATCCATACACGATGATCGCTTAAACATATTCCAGTAACTTCACGTGATTCAACAACTTTATGAAGAAAGAATAAATCTCTTTCATATTTCTTTGATTTTTTTCCACGTTCATTCAGATTTTCCAAAGAACAATCTAATGGAGTTTCATTACAAAGAACCATTTGATTAATTATATCTGCAAATCTACGAATAGGTGAAGTTGCATGACAATATATACTAGAAAATCCCCAATGTAAAGCATCATCTGAAGGATAAACATATTCTGCTGCTTTATTCGCTAAAATTTCTAAATCTACACCAAGATCTTTATATGTTTGATATTTTTCAATATCAGGAGCAGATTGAGCTCTTAGAAATCCTTGGTTTTTCTGGACTAGAATTTTAGCAGCTTCTTTATTATAGAAAATCATCAAAGTTTCAATCCATCTATGTGAATCTTCAAGGTATTCTCTTGCAAGATAGGATGTTAAAGTCATAAGAAATTGGACATGCGGCGATTCATATATAGTTTCGTATGTAAACGATTCAGTATTTGTAAAAGTTATTCTTTCAAATGTCAGTTCAGTTATTGAACCGTCCCATTTAAACTTTAAAGCTACTCCTCTTCTTAGTTTTCCGGGTAATAAAGATAACTCTTCTTCAAATGGTAATAATGGAGCTATGACTTGTCCGTCTTTATATAAAGTTTGGCCGATAGTTGAAGCAATTTCAAAATACTTTTTGTTTAATGAAACCCAACTACATACATCTGCAATAACAATATATGTATATCCATCATCCCCAAGCAGAATAACATCGTCAATATCGCGACAACCTTCAGGATCTATGTTAAATGCGTATCCTGTAACTAATCTTGATTCTATCAAAGAAGGAAATACAAGTGGTTCCTTGAATTTCTTCCATGGTCTTACAGAATATTGATAAAGAAGAGCTAATTCTTCTGCTTTCATATCTCCACAATGCCCAATAATTTCAGTTAGATTTCCTTTTGTTAAATCTTGACTCCAATGTTCTACATTAATTAATGCAAGAACATTAGAAGTTGTATCTTTTCTCGCACAACCAACAATACATAATCCTAACGAAGTATCTAATGGTCGAAATAGATAAGATGGAACATTTCTTGAACTCATCCCATATTTTGTCTTTGAATTAAGTTCTAATATACCTGGAATCATTACACTTTAGGTAATCTGTTTAATGTCTTCCATTTTCCATAAACCATAACCCTTGCAAAAAACAATCAGCTAAATCATCTTTCTTTGGATGTTTCATCATAAACTCATTCCATTCAGAAGGAACTAATGCAGAAGCATGAATGATTCCAGTCTTCTTACGTCCTTTATACGTTTTTGTTGCGTCGTCTACTGTAACAATATTTGTTAATTTATGGACAGCAGAAACAGCTTTGACATTAAAACCTTGACATATGAACCACATATGCATCATCGCTTGCACTGCCATCATACGCTTGTCCGGTTGTTGTTCGAAGATAATCATGTCCGAATTCTTCCATATTGCTTTCCTCGTTTTCAAGGATGATGCTATCAGAGGAGCTAGATCTACAACAGAACCAGCTTTGCAAGATTTTACGCATCTTTTCCAAGCAATTCCCGAAAAATGTTCGTATAGTTTTCCAACATAATCCTTTTTTGTTTTTTCTTCGATTTTGAAAGTATTTCCTAAAACTTGAAGTTCTGGAAGTGACATTTTTGTCAAAGCCGATTTTGTGTAAGTTTTCTCTTTCGTTTTGTGCTTCGTACAAGAATAAGTATCCGATCTCTTCCATGAAGCAATCCCTTTACATTTATAACAATTCATAATTCCATTCTCTTCAGCCATAACATCAATCAAATCCCAACTCAAAATTTTTAAGTTATGACGAGTAGTTCCTTCAAGAACACAATACGCCAGATTTCTTAAGCCTACATCAAAAGAAACTAACTTCATTGCTCTATAAGTTACCTAATATTTAAGCAGTTGCATTCAAAAGTTCCAATAGAACAGTCTTAGAATCACGCTTTCCAAATGGGATACCTTTCTTTGTCAAGAGTTCACGAAGCTTAGCAGAACTCATAGACTTTAAATCATCCACGTCATCTTCTTGTGCTTCGGTTGCAGTAGGTGCTTCACTTGAAGGAGGGCCTTCAACAACCTCAACTTGTTCCTTCACAGAAACACGATCATCATCTTCTTCCTCTTCGGATTCAGGTTCAGCTTCACGTTGTAGTTGTGCTTGGTTCTCAACATGCGTTGCTAATGCCATAGCCAAGGATTGTAGATGTTGAAGCATACGAGTCTGCTGCCAGTATAGATAACCTACCATCCCAGATAAAACAAAAATCATAGATGCTAAAACAACGATCGTTACATAAGTCAATTCCATTTGGTAATTTGCACGGAATAAACATTCTTTCTTTAAACGTAAACAATGCCTGGATCGGATGGGTCACAGTTCATCTCAATGAGGAAATATGGAGCTGCTCTTAATCCAGCAGTTTCTACTCCAAAATTACCAGGACCTAATAGTTTTCGAGTACCAGAAATTAGTGGTGTAGGACTAACACGAGAAGCATTCTTATCAAGTATAAGTAAAATAAGTAAGAACATTACTCCGAGTATAGTACGTCTTACTACACCACCTACCTTAACTTATACATCTGGACCAACGGTAACGTTTCCTCCTTTGAACGGAGCTACTAATTATATGTTGTACAATAATGCAACAGATGCATTAATTCTTGACCTTGGTACAAATACAAGTTTTTCAATTCCCTCACTAATAACTCCTCCCGCTAACCTAAGTCCAAATACTTCTTATACTGTATATGTTATTGGTTCTAATTCTTTAGGTCCATCACCAAAATCTGCTACAATTACATTTACTACTCCTCCTGCTCCTCCTACAATTACTGTTTCTGGTACTAGCTTGACAATTCCTACTTCTACAGGAGCAACAAATTATAGATTAATAAGTTTACCTCCTATTGTACCAGCACCTACAATTACTCCAGGCACTACTTCTTTTTCTTCATTAGGATTGGTTGCTGGTACAGCTTATACGTTATCTCTTGCAACTACAGGTGCTAATGGTATTGAATCCTTACCAGGAGCCACAACTACGGTATATACTCCTCCAAATCCTATTGTAAGTGTAACATATGGTGCTTCTACGAGTAGTACTGCTGCAGTATCATGGTCTGCTCCTTCTGTAGGAGGTGTTACTGGATACAATATTTATGATGGTTCTACACTATACGCTAGAGTAATTGCTAGAACTGTTACGTTTGGTTCAACAGGTGGAAACCCGCCATTAGCAAGCGGTACAACATTTACAAACTTTAGCATAAAAGCTTATTTCAATACATTTGGTAATGAATCTACATCTGTACCATTAAGTTTTTCTACAACAGCTATTATTAATCCTCCCACAAATGTTTTATTAACTGGACAGACTGATACAACTGCATCATTATCATGGACACCTCCTGCTACTGGTAATAAAGACGGGTTCTATATCACTACAACCACTCCTTCGGGTTCATCTAGTGTATACACTGTACCGGGAAATGCAACTGTTACAACATATACAATCACTGGGTTGAATCCTGGCACTATCTACGTATTTAATATCTTTACTTACTTCGGAACAACAAGTCAAAGATCTAGTGCAGTTGTGGTACCAACAGCTTTTACAATCCCATTACCTCCAACAGGATTTACTGCAACGCCGGCTTTTGGCGGAGCTACTTTAACTTGGAGTGCGCAAACATTACCTATTAATGCTGATATTATAGGATACAAGATTTATGATGTTCCCTCTGGAACAATTCCAGCTTATACAGTTGCAAAAACTTCACCTTTATCTCAAGTAGTTACAGGGTTGGCATCAAATAGTAGTTATACTTATTATATTGCAACCTATGGAACTAGAAATTCTACTCCTGTAGAATCAACTACTAGAGCTAGCGTTACATTTACGACCTTATCTCTGAATCAACCAACGAATGGTGTTGCTTCATCAATAACATCAAATAGTACTATATTAACATGGACTCCTGTTAATAATGGTGAAACTGGATACAATATTTATGATGGCACAAACTTATACGTAACATTGCCTGGCATTATTTCTACCATAATTCTTGGAGACCTGTCATCGGGATATGTTCAACTAATCCCAGGAACAGCTTATTCATTTAACGTAAGAGCTTATTTCGGAACTACAACTACAGAATCACCTGCGTTAAACATAACTTTTTCTACATATAATAATCACCCGCGCCCTAGTAATGTGAGTATAGATTTTGGTTTTATAACCGAAACAAGCGCTAAGGTAAGATGGACACCTGTAAGTGGACCTTATGATGGATATTTTATTTACCTCTATTATAACCAAGATTATACTACACCCGCAGCTTACTTTAGAGCTCCTGGAGTATCAACAAATGAATTTTCACCTACTGGGCTGCTGCCTGGAAGTATTTTTTCATTTGGTATTCGCACATATACAGGTAACCCAAGTTTAGACAATAGTCCATCAAATATTCCATTGTTAGGATTTGATATCAGATATTCAGATACTCTTGGGTTGACATTCCCAACCGCTCCCATAAATCCTGTTGTAAGTAATATTACAGGTACAAGTGCAACTATATCGTGGTCTCCAGGACCAACACCTTCAGGTGGTAATACTCGTGTATATAGATACAATATTTATAACGGAACAACATTTGTACAGTTTGTGAATGTTGGAGTAACCACTTATAACATAACATCATTAGTTTCAAATACTTCATATACATTTAATATTAAATCTGTTGCAGAAGGTAGACCAGGGGGAGGCATATCAGACAGAGAATCACAAACTGGAGCTACGGTAACATTTACTACTGCCCCTAATTTTATAGAACCTCCAGGTGGTTCCCCACAGTCATTTAATAGGTATTGGAAATCAATAACATGTGATTCTACTGGACAATATGTTTATGCGTTTGATTTAGGACATCTAGGAGATACTATCCCTGTATTTTATTTTTCAGTCGATTATGGATATACCTGGACAACAGATACTGTATTAAGAGATAAACAGTCTGGTAGTGGAAGAATTATTAATAATGTAAGCATGAGTGGAAGTGGCAGTAGAGTATTATGCTCGAGTACTCACGAGGCTTACACATATACATGTAATAACCTTTCAGCTACTTCTTCAGGTGGAACTTTAGATTGGCAATTTCCAGGAGGACCATTATCTTACGGGCAACATAATACTACTGATTCAACCCCAACAGCTTGTGGTGTTATGAGCAAAGATGGAACCACTGCATATGTATGCGGAAATACCGGAGTTAATAGTCGGGTATATACTACAGTATATAATGGGTCAGGATGGCCCGATATTGCAACAGTAGGAACTAAAACTTATACTAATTGGGCGGCTGTTGCGTGTAGTTCTAATGGTGAGTATGTATACGCAGTGCCAGGTTCTGCTACTACTGGTAAAGTTCAAAGATTTCGTGTAGGTGTTTCTACGGATTGGGATGAGAGTTCATACAATAATGCTGATACATCCTATACTGCTATAGTATGCAGTAATAGCGGTCAATATGTATATGCAACAATATCTTCTGTTGGAGTTGTATATTCTACAGATTATGGAGTCACATGGAGTTTACTTGGTGCAGAAACAAATCCTATAACAACTATTGTTTGTAGTGCTGACGGAACAAAGGTATTTTCAATTGAAAATACTAACGGTATATTTAAGAGATGGATTAGATCAGGTAGTACATACACATATACATCTGCATTACCTACTGTTGGAGTAAACCCAGGTTACGACAACTATATGGCATGTAATGATGACGGTACTAAAGTTTTAATAGCTTCAAAACGTGGAGGAATTACGATTGTAGCCTAAAATAACCTTCTTTGTATAATTTAAACAATGCCGGGTGTCGATGGGAGTCAATTCACATCTTTGTTAAAATACGCTTCTGGTATTAACAATGCTACGTCAAGCCAAAAGACTGTTAGTAAAACATTCTTTAAGTTACCCTTTGTAACCGGACAAGGCTTGTCAGAATCTTTTTTACCGAGGATAAGCAACCTAAATATTACTCCTCCTTTGACTGGAATTGTACTTACTACTCCACCTAACTTAACTTATACGGGTGGATCAACTGTATCATTTCCTGCCGTACCCGGAGCTACTAATTACAAATTGTACAATAATGCTACAGATGCATTAATTATTGACCTTGGTGCAAATACAAGTTTTTCAATTCCTTCACTAATAAATCCTCCTGCAAATCTAAGTCCTAATACTTCTTATACTGTATATGTTGTTGCTTCTAATGCTCTAGGACCATCACCCCGATCTGCTACAATTACGTTTACTACTCCTCCTGCTCCACCTACAATGACTATTTCTGGTAGTAGTTTGGTAATTCCTAGTTCTACAGGAGCAACAAATTATAGATTAATAAGTTCACCTCCTATTGTGCCAACACCTACAATTGGTCCAGGTACTACTTCTTTTACATCACTAGGATTAACTCCGGGTGTACTTTATACATTGTCTGTTGCAACTACAGGTGCTAATGGTATTGAATCTTTAGGAGGAACTCCTATTGAAGTATGCATTCCTGCTAATCCAGGAACTTCTACTGTCGGCAGTATTACAGCAACTAGCGTAACACTAAATCTAACACCTCCTTCAATTGGACCAGCAACAGGTTATAACATATATCAAAATGGAGTATTAGTACCTCCTTCTAGAGTAACATTTAACGGAACAAGCGCAACTGTTACTGGATTAGCACCTGGTAGCACACACACATTTACCTCAAGTGCTTATTTCAATAACCCGACTAATGAATCCACGCAAAGTCCTCCACTCACAGTTTATACTCCTCCTCTTGTACCTGGTACATTAAGTGCAGGAACAGTCACTGGTACAACTGCAGTTGTAAATTGGTCACCACCATCATCGGGTGGAGTTACAGGATACAATGTATACCAAGATGGAGTATTAGTACCTCCTTCTAGAATAACAATTACTGGAACAAGTGCAACTATTACTGGGTTAACTAGCGGGTCAACATATAATATTACAGTTAAAGCATATTACAATACTTCAACAAACGAATCTCCTGCAACGGCCAGTCTTGCTGTTACCACAGTTACAACCCCTCCAACAAATTTAGTTGTTTCTGCTATTACAACAACTACTTTAACGCTTGATTGGACTGCACCTGCTGGTCCTTCAGTAACAGGTTACAGAGTCTACCAAAACAATGTTCTATTAGCATCTCCTAATATAAGTATTGTCGGTACTAGAGCATTTATTTCTGGACTATCTGCAGGCACCCAATATACCTATCATGCAACTGCTTTTATTGGTTCTTCTTCTAATGAATCCGCGAATAGTACATCAGTCAGTATTTATACTGCCCTGAATAATAGTCCTGGTGCGTTATCAGTTTCTGTTGTAGGAACTACTGCGTCATTATCTTGGGGGGCATCTTCGGGAACAGTCACAGGTTACAATGTATACCAAAACGGAGTATTAGTTACACCTGCTACTCGGCCTACTGCTACTAGCGCAACTATTACCGGATTGACTGCTGCTACTACATACCAATTTTATATCAAAGCGTATCACCCTGTTCCTACTAATGAATCTCCTGCAAATCCAACAGTTGAAATTAATACAGTACCATCCACTCCTGGAACTCTAACTTCGACAGGTACTACGGCATTTACAACAACATTGAACTGGCAGCCTTCTAGTAGTAACGTTTCTGGTTATAACGTATACCAAAATGGAACTCTGATTTCGCCTGTATTTCCTTCAGCTACTAGTGCATCAATTACTGGTCTGAATTCTGGAACAGCATATCAGTTCTATGTTAAAGCATATTATAACACGACTACAAACGAATCACCTGCAAATAACACTATTACAGTGAATACAGTTCCAAATAATACTCCCGGTATATTAACTTCTAGTAGTATTACTAGAACAGGAGTAACGTTAAATTGGGGAGCATCTTCCGGTTCAGTAACAGGATATAACGTATACCAGAATGGTGTACAAATAAATACGCTTTCTGCCACTACATTTGCTATCACAGGATTAACTCCTGGAACTACATACAATTACTTTGTAAAATCCTACTTTTCAACGGTTACTAATGAATCTCCTGCAAATACAACCCTTCCAGTTTATACTAACCCGAATGATCCTGGTACATTAACTTCTAGTAATCTTGGTAGCAACACTGTAACACTAAGTTGGGTTGCTTCTTCTGGAACAGTAACCGGCTATAATGTATATAAGGATGATGTATTGATTAGTACTCCTCCTACATTTCCAACTGCTACAAGCGCAAATATTACAGGATTAGATGGAGGAGTGACATACAAATTTTACATTAAGGCCTATTACATCAATCGAACTAACGAATCTGCCCCAAATACATTTATAAACATATCAACAATTCCTAGTTCAACACCCGGTAATATAGTTGCTACAAATGTTACTACCACATCTGTAAATCTAGCATGGGGTGCGGTAACTGGAACTGTAACAGGATACAATCTTTACCAAAACAATGTATTGGTTTCCTTCTTGTTTGTCAGTGGAAGAACTGCAACGCTTACAAACCTAACTCCTGGAAATACATATGAGTACTATGTAAAGGCATACGTTACAACAACTACTAATGAAACTGGAGCAAGCCCTACAACTACAGTTTATACTCAACCCAATGCTCCTGGAGCGGTAACTTCTTCTGCAACAACCACTTCAGGTACTAGTTTGACTTGGTCGGCACCACTAACAAGTGGAGTATCAGGGTACAGAGTTTACCAAAATGGTACGTTAATTACTCCCACAATTACTGGAACTACCGCTACAATTACTGGATTAACTGCTGGTACAAACTATTCTTATTATATTACTGCTTACTTCAACACAATTACTAATGAATCGTCTCCTAATTCTACAATTCAAGTATATACTGTTCCTAATGCTGCAACTAATTTAGCAACTTCTAATGTTACTACAACTGGATTATCATTAACTTGGACGGCCCCTTCAGTTGGTTCTGCTACTGGATATAGAGTTTACCAAAATGGTTCATTAATTAGTCCTACGATTACCGGAACTACCGCTACAATTACAGGGTTAACTGTTGGTACAAATTATTCTTATTATGTGGTAACATATTACAATGTTATTGGAAATGTGTCAGTAGCAAGCACTTCTCTTCAAGCTTACACTAACCCAGCTTCTCCTGGGGCAGTTGTATCAAGCTCTACTACTTCAAATGGAACTACTTTGACATGGAGTGCACCTGCTTCTGGTGGAGTATCTGGATACAATGTATACCAAAATGGAGTATTAATTACACCAGCATCAAGACCTACTGCAACTAGCGCAACTATTACTGGACTAAATAGTGGCACAGCATATACGTATTACATAAGAACTTACTACAACACTACCACGAATGAGTCAGTTGCAAATACTACAATTACAGTAGACACAGTTCCTAACAATTCACCCGGACCTATAGTTGCTAGTAATGTAACAAATGGGGGTGTAACATTGAATTGGGGAGCATCGACAGGAACAGTATCCGGATATAATTTATACCAGAACGGAGTACGATTGAGTTCAACAGTAGTGTCAGGTACTAGTGCAGTTATTACAGGATTAGTTCCCGGTACTAATTATGCATATTACGCAACTGCGTTCTCTGTCACTCCTAATAACGAAACAGCTCCAAACAATACAATTCAAGTATATACCATACCAGATAGTCCTGCTACACTAACGTCTTCATCAGTTACAAATAGCTCGGTAAGTTTGAGTTGGTCCGCCCCTGCTCAAGGAAATGCTTCTGGTTATACTGTTTACCAAAATGGTACATTAATTACTCCCACAATTACTGGAACTACAGCATCAATCACAGGCTTGACTGCCGGTACAAATTATTCTTATTTCGTAAGAACTTATTATAATAACACCTCAAATATCTCAACTCCTTCTAACACCGTTCAAGTCTATACAGTACCTGTAGCACCCGGGGCAGTAACTTCTTCTGCAACAACTATTTCTGGAACTACTTTAACATGGTCTGCTCCTTCAGTTGGTTCTGCTACTGGTTATAACGTATACCAAAATGGTTCATTAATTACTCCTACGATTAGTGGAACTACAGCTACGATTACCGGTTTGACAGCTGGTACAATATATTCTTACTATATCACCACCTATTACAACACCGTCGGAAATGTATCTCCAGCAAACAGTACAATTCAAGTATATACTACACCTAATGCTCCTGGAACTGTCACATCTTCAAGCCCAACAACTGTAGGAGCTACTTTAACATGGAGTCCACCTGTTGGTGGAGTAACAGGATACAAAGTTTATAATGGGCCAGCTATTCCGGCAAACTTATACGCAACTGTAAGTACTTCTCCATTAGTTGTTGGTTCAGGAGGATTAACACAACTAAGTTCTGGTGTATCTTATACGTTTAATGTAACGTCTTACTACAACACAACTACTAATGAATCTACAGCTCAATCAGTAACCTTCACTACTGTAAGTATTATTAATCCTCCCACAAACGTACAGATAACAGCGCAAAATGATACAACTGTTACATTAACATGGACACCTCCTGCTACCGGTAATAAAGATGGTTACTTTATTAATACAACAACACCTGCTGGTTCACCTCTCACATTTACTGTTACTGGAGCAGCTACAGCAACAACTGTACTTACTGGATTGACTTCTGGTACTACATACGTATTTAATATCTTTACTTACTTCGGAACAACAAGTCAAAGATCTAGTGCAGTTGTGGTACCAACAGCTTTTACAAATCCATTACCTCCAACAGGATTTACTGCAACGCCAGCTTTTGGTGGAGCTACTTTGACTTGGAATGCACAAACATTACCTATCAATGCGGATATTATTGGATACAAGATTTATAATACTCCTTCTGGGACAACTCCAGAGCACACAGTAGCAAAAACTTCACCTTTATCTCAAGTTATTAGCGGATTAACTACAGGTAGTACTTATACTTACTATATTGCAAGCTATGGAACTAGAAATGCTACTCCGGTAGAATCAACTAGAGATAGTGTAACATTTACTGTACCAAATTTGAGTCCTCCTACTAGTGGTTACGTATTTCCTTTAGGTTCAACAACTGGTACCATTGGTTGGACTCCTGTTAATAATGGTGAAACAGGGTACAATATTTATAATGGTACAACCTTATATGCAACGTTAACTGGTGTTGTTTCTACTATAGCACTAGGGTCAGGAAGTTATGCACCACTAATACCGGCAACGGCTCAATCATTTAATGTAAAAGCTTACTATAATACAGTAGCTGTTGAATCATCCCCTCTAAATATAACTTTTACTACTTTTAACGATTACCCAACTCCTGCTAGTATTGAAATAACTTCAACAACTGATACAACTGCTACATTAACATGGACACCTGTAAGTGGCCCATACGTTGGTTATTATATTATCCTCAGAGGACCTGATTTCTATTACTACAGAGTTCCTGGCTTAGGAGTAACCACATTTACAGCTACGGGATTACCACCAGGCGCTGCTTTACGTCCTAGTATTTACACCTATACTGGTACTCCAACACTATCTGCTAATTCAACATTTAATAATCCTTTATTTGGCGTTCCCCTAATTGTAAACACCGTTACACCTACAATACCAGCTCCTCCTACAAACCCTTCATCATCTAATGTTCAAAACACAAGTGCAACTATATCATGGGTAACACCAACAACACCTACATACGTAAATGTTAACGTTTGGAGATACAATATTTATAACGGAACAACATTCGTACAATATTTAGATGCTACAGCAACTACATACAATATAACAGGATTGAGCGCAAATACTTCATATACGTTTAACATTAAAGCAGCAGTTAGAGCCCAAAATGGTTCAGATGTAGAATCTCCATCTCTTGCAATCAATTTCTCAACTGGATTAGCTCTTACACAAGTAGCAGGTTTCCCTAATCCATCAGATAATCTGAGAGTTCTTTCGTTTGTAAGCAGCGATTCTACAGGACAATACTTAATGGCGGTGGATGATGGAAGTAATGGAGGTTCCGGACAAGTTTGGTTCTCTAATGATTATGGATTAGCATGGAGACAAAGCACACCAACTCTTGTGTCAAATAATTTTGCATGGATAGGTTGTAGCATAAGTGCAGATGGAAATACCGCAGTAATTGCTAACGCAACAAATGGAAATAATGGTGTATATATCTGCACAACATTTAGGGCTCAATCTGGTGGTTCATCATTAACATGGAATAGATTAGGAGCAGCTGGTACTCCAGGTGCTGACCAACAATTTAACTCTGTCAAGATTAGTGGTGATGGTACAAGAATATATGCAGTTGCAAGAAATTCAGGAGCACGTGCATACGTTTCGACATTTTCCGGCGGAGTATGGTCTAACCTAACACAATTAGGAACGACCACGGTAGATAAGTGGTCGACTGTAACTTGTAGCTATAATGGACTGTTTGTCTATGCAGGGCAAGGAGTAGGGGGAGGTGGTAAATCCTTCTGGAGATATAGAATAGGCACATCAACTGATTGGGAAAGAGTAGATCAGAGTGATTATATTATTAATTCAACTGTATGTAGCGATAATGGGGCCATCGTATACGCTCTAACAAATGACTCTTATTTAAGAGTTTCAACTAATTATGGTGCTACAGGATCATGGACAAATATGGAGTTCAATTCAACTCCTCAATACTCTATAGCTTGTAGTTCGGACGGGTCAATAGTATACGTTGTCAATCCTTATAGCGGAGGAAGTGCTATAGTTTCAAAAATTTTGGATCAAAATATCGGAACAAAAACTACGCTTACATTAACCGGTGCCGGAACAACAAATAATGTAGCGGGAGTCCGCATGTGTTGTAGCGCAAATGGTTCAAAGGTTGTAGTAGTTACAGCAGGTTCAAGGATCTATACTACTTAAATAACCCTTCTTTGTATAAATTAAACAATGCCGGCTGTAAATTCGGCAATTTACACTTCTAAACTGAAGTTTGGTACACGGCTTCCAAGTACTGGACCAAACGCAGGTGTGCCTGTAATACAACCGTCATTTACTACATTACCTAGCGGCCAAGTTGTTCCACTATTGTCTAACGCTACTGTTTCAACAACAACTCCATCTACACCTTCAGTTCCTACAACATATCCAGAAATAAGAAGTCTCACAATTACTGACGTAACCGTTCCACAAATTGCTTATAGTTTTACTGCCCCACTAGGAGGTACACCTGATTCCTATAGTGTAGTTATTCTTAATAATACTAGAGGAGGCAGACGCGATGAGTTACTTTACCCACCCGCAACAAGCGGAACATACTCAATAGACGATGCGTATGAAAGCGTCACTATCAGGGTTACAGCAAATTACGTTGGTGGAGCTTTTACCAGTAGTCCTGTAGAAGAGACTCTTACTACACAGCCGTGATATTAGTACAATACGATACATTTCTAGAGTAAAAACTCTCGAGTACTATATACTGTCGAATAAACCTTCTTTATATAAATTAAACAATGCCGGCTGTAAATTCAGCATTGTATACTTCTAGTATGAAGTATGGTACACGGCTTCCAAGTACTGGACCAAACGCAGGTGTACCTGTAATACAACCGACATTCACTACATTACCTAGCGGCCAAGTTGTTCCGACATTATCTAACGTCCCCGTTGCTGCAACAGAAGATGCTCCAAATGCTCCAGTATTAACATATGTTTCTGGAGCAGATACTCAGTCGTTTTCACCCGCAGATCGTGCTACTGGATATAGTTTATTCAGCAGTAACGGTACATTGATAAGAATTCTAGGGGGCTCTACATCATTCACTATTTCATCCTTGCCAGGCGCAAACTTATCATATACAGTATACGTTGTTGCGTCTAATACTGGAGGAAGATCCTCTCCTTCAAATTCTATTACATTCACTACAAATGCATCAGCTCCTACGATAAGTTTATCAGGATCAAACTTGAATGTTACATCTACAAACACAGGAAGTATAACTTATAAATTATATGGAATTGGTGGTTCTTCGTCTAACATTTCTAGTGGTGATAATGCATTATCTTCTCTAGGACTAACTCCTGGAACAGTCTATACAGTTAGTGCTACTGCAACAGGTGTAAGTGGATTTGAATCATTAAGAAGTTCTACCATACAAATTTGTATTCCTAATGCACCCACAAGTGTCACTGCTGGAACTCCAACAACTACCGGAGCTAGTTTAAGTTGGTCTGCACCTACAGGTGGTGTAACAGGATACAATATTTACAATGGATCTACTAACTTAGGTACTTCAACTACTACGTCATTTTCAGCTTCAGGACTAAATCCTTCTACTACATATTCGTTAACCGTGAAATCCTATTACAATTCTACTACCAATGAATCTACTACTTCGGGCAGTGTAAGTTTTGATACTGTACCAGTTGATCCTATTAATGCAAGTGGTACACTAAATGTATTAGCTCCTACAACTGCCACTTTGAACTGGTCTGCTCCTGCATCTCCTAGTGGTACACCAACAGGATACATTATTTCTAAAGCAGGTACTGTAGTAGCTACTGTATCTGGACTAACTTATCCTGTCACTGGACTAACTCTAGGTGTAACTAATACATTTCTAATCAAATCGTACTTTAATTCACCTACTAATATATCAACTCCAGGTGCAACTGCTGATGTTCTTACACCTCCCGGTCCTCCTACTTTACTAACAGCACCAACCAAAACAACTACTGGAGCTACTTTAACTTGGACTGCACCTACAGGTGGTGTAACTGGATACAATATCTATAATGGATCTACTAAGTTAGGTACTTCACTCACTACTTCATTTACAGCTTCAACATTAAACCCTGCTAATACGTATACTTTGTCTGTCAAGTCTTACCTAACTTCAACTACTAATGAGTCTACTGCAGTTACTGTAACGTTTGATACTGTACCAGTTGATCCTATTAATGCAAGTGGTACACTAAATGTATTAGC